TTTACTATTATGACTTTGATGCAACATCAACTGCAATTCCAGATGAAGTTCCTCAAACAATTGCTGCCTATGAATTTATTAAAGCCATTAGTCAACGAATTGTCAGCAATGAAGTCATAACTCCAATGCAAACAGCAGTGTCACAGGTAACAACTTTACCACCTGCTGCTGGCCTAGTTGCACAAACAATTAGCGATAAGATTGAAAAAATTATTAATATTATCGAAAACGGCCCAACTGTAATAAGAACTAAACAACCAATTAGCTTAACCACTTCAGTTAACGGTGATGAATTGTATGCTTCACAAAATTTAGCAGCCAATAAAGAATTTATCAAAGCAGAAACTATTGCCTACATAAACAGTAGATATGTTTTCCAATACGACCACGCTAAATGCCGTCGCGATGTAGGATATATGATTGACTCGGTAAGTTTTGATTTGCTATACGGCGGAAACCGTCAAGCAATTCAGTCAGGAACTTACTATTGGGGCTACAATAATGTAAGCACCAGCCTACCTTCTGAACAGGTTGCATCCACTGCGGCATATCAATATATGAAGTCGCTAATGACAAGTATTGTAACTGCTACTCCGATTGCAGAAACATATCAAAGTTCAATAGCACAGGTAACAAACTTGCCAGCTGGAACTTCAGTAGAAGCTGATATTATGTCGGCAAATATTGATATTATAACAAATATTATTAACAATGGTCCGTCGATTGCAGCAGCAGGCAAACCTATTGGACTTACCCGTAGTAATAATGCATATACCAACAATGCTGCCAACCTAATTGAAGCTAATCGCGACTTTATTCGTGCAGAAGTAAATGCCTATGTTCAATCTAATGTAAACGAACAAGTATTCTTGCCTTTCTATAATAAAGGTGCTAATGCAACATTGTCAGTAACTCGTAACTTTGATCTTATTACAAATATTATTCAAAATGGTCCAGGAGTTGCTCCTATTAAAACAGACGGCAACGGAATATTTGTAAAAACAGGTCTAAGCCTAGACGATATTAAAATAGCACCAGTTATTACTGCCATTACTACAGTGTCTAGCGGAGTTTATCAAGTAGATATTAGTCAAAGCACAGTCGGCTACGGCGATTCACAGTCATTATATTTTGGTCAAACTGCGGTGTTTCCACTATTAGATCCAGATGTTCCTGCTCGTTGGCAACAACGTCGCATTAATCCTATTGGCTCAATGGGCGGCGCACTTATTGATGGTGGAGTTGTTTCAGATCGTGCACCGATTAACTCTTTCGTATTTGATGCGTTTACACAAGTTAACCAAGGCGGTATCGGCATCCACGTAACAAACAACGGATATGCGCAGCTGGTATCGGTGTTTACAATTTTCTGTTCACAAGCAGTTTTAACTGAGAACGGCGGCATTTGTTCTATTACTAACTCCAACTCAAACTTTGGTGACTTATGCTTAATCTCTAAAGGGTATGGTAAAAGAGATTTCTCAGGATACATTTATAATCCTCCAGTGCTTCCATATTACCCATATGGTAAGTATCCATTAAATTCATCTATTGGCGTTTACATTGCTGATCCTAAGCTGCGTCCACACATTGGTTTATTATTGGAAGTGCAGCCGCCAGTAGGATTTATTAACAATCAAGGCCTTCCTGGATTTGTAACAGGTAATACTAATGTGGGGACATTAACAACCGGCACTATTAATATTACCGGACTAGATACAACTGGTATGGTAGTTGGTCAAACGTTCTATGTAAGAGATCAATACGGTAAGTTTGTTGACAGCGATAATCAACCTTATGTAACTCCGGGCACTATTATCTCCGATATTAATTTCCAGAGTATTACATTGAACTATCCATTAAATTCTGGTGGTGGTGATTCAAACAATAACAATTATTTTAATTTGTATAGTTGTGGTAATGCATATTACACTGTTTTATCTAGCACAGTATTACCTGATCCAATTGTTCCGGGAACATTGCTATTGCCTAACAATCAAAATGCTGAAGAAGTTACAAGTTTTGGGTATATAAGTTCCATCACAGAATTGATTGTTAACAATATAGCAATCACTCCGTTGCAAACAGTATCAACACAGGTATTTGATTATACTTTATCAGCAGGAGCCGGCGCAATTTCGTTTATTAATAATGAATTAAGTCTAATGGGTAGCATATTAACCAACGGCCTAAGCTCTGCACCTGCAATTACTACATCTGGCACCAAGCCATCTGGCACAGTATATGAAGATGCTGCTGGGTTGTTACAAGCTAACAGAACATTTATTCAAGACGAAGTAATTGAATATGTAAATCAAACATTCTTTTCATTAAATTATGATAAAGTAAAATGTGCTCGTGACACAGGATTAATTGTTGATGCTATTGCACAAGATTTATTATTCAGCACATCAAGTCAGTCAACATTTGCCGCTATTCAATATTGGGCGCAAGATGGATACGTCGGTGCTATTGCTGATGAACTTACAACTACAACTAACACTATTAACTATGTTAAAACAGTAGCTCAAGAAATTGTTCAAGGAATTGTTGGCACACGCTACTCAACTGGCACACAAATTACTGCAATGACTACTGCTACATCAGCAGAAGCTAATACTATTGGCACAGACTTTGATGTCATTACAAATATTTTATCTACTGGAACTGCAGGCGTTACAAATATTATTGTTCCTAATAGCTTAACTTCTAGCACCAATGTTAATGTTGCTAATGCTTATGCTTTATTACAAGCAAATAAAGAATACATTGCACAAGAAGCAATTGCATACATCACATCAACTACTGATATTAGTTTCACATACGACCAATCTACATGCATGCGCGATGTAGGCTTTATGATTGACTCTGTATCTTTTGACCTATTGTATGGAGGCAATCGCCAAGCAGTTCAGTCAGGTGTTTACTACTATGGTTACTCGACTGCTACTGTTATTAACAATGAAATTCCAGAAACCATCGATGCATATAATCATATCAGTTCATTAACACAACAAATTGTATTAGGTCAAACAGTGACTGCACTACAAACAACAGTAGCACAGGTAAAAAATCTTCCTATAGGCACAACTGCTGAAGTTACTGCTATGCAAACTAGCATTAATACAATTACAAATATTATTCAAAATGGGCCAAGCGTTGCCAACGGCGGAACTCCGATTAGCCTAACTGCTAGCACTAATACTAATGTAATAAATGCCGCAAAGATTCTTGAAGCTAATCGTGCGTTTATTAAAGCTGAAGTTATTGCCTACATTGATGGCAAATATGTAACATATAATCGTGCAAAATGTCGTCGAGATGTTGGATTGATTGTTGATGCATTATCCTATGACTTAGCAACAGGCGGAAACTACAATGCAGTTATTGCAGGTAAGAGCTACTATGCACAAACAGGCACATTCCACCTAGTAAACATTGAAGAAAATATTACAGATCCTGCACTATTCCCAGATGGCGCAATTATTAATTACTATCAACGTTCGTATCAATCAGCTTCTGGTTATTTGTTTGAGTATGTTGGTGCTGGTACTAACTATGGATCATTACCACAACGCGGTAAGGCCGACCCAATTCAGGCCCAAGAAGTTGTTCAATTAAATAACGGTAAGGTATTCTTTACATCAACTGACCAAAACGGTGACTTCCGTATTGGCCCAGGATTGGTAATTAGCCAAGCAACTGGTGTATTATCAGGTCGTACATTTACTAAATCGTTGTTTGCAAACTTAACGCCATTCATATTGGCAATTGAAGGAATCTAAAAATGGCTCTATTACCATTAAACGTTTTTAAAACTAAGACAGCCGTGTTAACAACCGGCACTAATACTAGAATATACACTGCTCCGGTGGGTGCAACTGCTATTATTTTGATGGCCAACGCGGCAAACATTGATAATACTAATACACACCTTGTTAGTTTTGTGCATTATAGAAATCTTCCAGTATTGCCCGATACACAGGGTAATGACGGACAAGCAGGCAATACATATACCGAACAGGTAGTAGGATTTCCGATTCCGTCAAATAATGCTGCAAACTTAATTGCAGGTAAAATGATTATTGAAAGCCTAGATAGTATTATTGCTTATACGGATTCAGAAGGTGCAATAAAAATAACAATGAGCGTCCTAGAGACAGCAAACAGCTAACATGCCAACCTTATTAAATGGCGGCGCACCTTTAAGAGGTACGTACGGCACCCAAACAATATTCATCACGCTGCCAACAGCGCAGTTGAGCTTGGGTCAAACTCCTACAAGAGATACAGGTTATACTCTTGTTACAGGAGCCAATGGGCAGTTATTTTTTACTGCTACAATGGGAGCCATTTATTTTTCAAGCGGCACAATTCAGTCTAATGTTCCAAATAGAGACCTTGTTATTCAGTCAACAGGCACCGGCGCAGTAAGACTAGAAGGTAATGTTTTAATTAACGGTAAAGATATTACTGAACTTACCGGCACCATTAATGATTTAACAGTAACAAATTTAACAGTTACTGGTCAAGCTCTATTTACATCAGCAACCAGTACAGCAACATTTGCAGGCGACCTAACTGCCCAGGCAATTTATGATTCTGGCAATCGTGTTCTAACATCGTTTACCGTTGTTACAAGCGACGGACTTATTGGCGGACAAGTAGTTAGTTTTAACTCAAGCACGATTACATTAAAGAACACAGGTGTTTTAGAAATACTACCCGGCGCAGATATATCGTTAGATACACCAACTGGCATTGTAACCGTTTCAAGCACAGCTACTTTACAAAGTGTAACCAACAGAGGCTCAACTACCACCAATGCAATTCATATTACTAGTGTAACTAGTTCTACAACATCTACACAAGGTGCATTAAAAGTAGATGGCGGAGTAGGGATTGGTGGTGACGTGCATGTTGGTGGGCAAGTTTATAGTGCTTGGGGTCAACCGCTATATACAATTAGAGTTTTAACAGATACTACTCCTCCAATTGATGCTAGAATTGGAGATTTTTGGATTGACCCAGCAGAAGGTGTAGAATATCAATTTGTTCCAAGTGGAACCGGTGGTGCTTGGGTACAATTTATAGGATTTTAATTAAGACATGCCAATTTTAACCTTTCCGTCAAATCCTTTAGTAGGGGATATCTATACACTAGGAACTAGATCCTGGCGTTGGAACGGCACCGCTTGGCAATTGCAAAGTAGTGTTCAAAGTTTAGATCCTTTTACTATTGTTCGAGGCATAGTCACTACTTCTACTAATTCTACAAGTACAAGCTCAGGCGGCCTGATTGTATATGGTGGTGTAGGTATTGGCAAAGATTTATGGGCAACTCGAATTTATGCTACAGAAATTTATCAAGATGGTTCTCGAGTTGGTATTGTAGATCTCCAAGCTGGTACCGGAATACAGATTACAACAAGCGGTGTTGCTACTTACACTATTACAAATATAGGAGTGACCAGCCTAACTGGCACACCATATATTGGAGTTAGTTCAAACACCGGCAGCGTGACTTTAACCAACCTTGGCGTTCAAACGCTAACTGCCGGAACAGATACTGCGGTATCATCGAATACCGGTACAATTACTGTTTGGAATACAAGTACCTTACAAAGCATAACTGATCGAGAATCAACAACCACCAACGCTATTCATATTATCAATACAACATCTGGTAATACTGGTACAGGCGCATTGATAGTAGACGGCGGAGTGTATGTTGGTGGCGATTTATTTGTCACGGGGCTATTATTTTCAGGGGGCGCACCGCTATTAACAACTTCAAGTTTTGCTAGGAGTTTTAATACCGGAACAGATATTTCTATTATTGCTGACCCAGGAACTGGCGCAGTTACGATTTCTAATACTTCTACATTACAATCAGTAACACTCCGAGGATCAACGACTACAAACCGCGTAACTTTTGCCAATACAGTTAATGCAACATCAACACAAACTGGTGCTATTTTAGTAAGGGGTGGTATTGGGGTAGGCAAAGACATATATGCAGCAGGTAATATAACAGCAAATAATGTAACTGCAAATAGTGTGGTTATTGGAAATTCATTATACAGTTACTTTACAAGCCCTGTGATTACTACCGGTGCTGCGGTAAATCTTGATGCATTTAATGTTAACGACTATAGAACAGCAAAATATTTGGTGCAGGTTGTTGATAATGGATTTATACCTAATTTGATACACAGTGCAGAATTGTTAGTAACACACGATCACGGCGGTTTTGGCACAACTGGATATATTGTTCAGTACGGAATTGTTACAAATATGGGCGAATTAGGGTCGTGGGACTCTGTATACAGTGGCGGACTGCTACAGCTACAGTTTACTCCTAATTATATACCAACAAGCATGGTAATTAAAGTTAACAGAACGGTCATGACGACCTAATATGGCAAAAGCAATAAATATACTAGATTGAATCCACCGGAGAGCATTTAAATGGCAACATCAAAAGACTTTATAGTCAAAAATGGCATACAAATATTAGGAGTTGGCACAACTGTCGCTACTAATACTGGCACAGGTGCGTTAATTGTAAGCGGTGGAGCAGGATTTAACGGCGATATATTTGCAAAAAATATATACTCACAAAGTAGTCAGGTTATTACTACAGCTACGTTAGCAAACTATGGTGTTAGTTCTATTTCTGCAGGTACAGATACAGCGGTCAGCGCAAGTACTGGGTCTGTTGTAATATGGAATACCTCAACGCTACAATCGATTACTAGTCGTGGTGCAATAACTCCTAGCGCAATTACAATTACCAATACTACAGATGCAACTACAACAGGCTCCGGTGCCTTGATTGTATCTGGTGGAGTTGGCGTTGGTCTAAATTTAATTGTTGGAAATACTATTGCAGCAGGATTTAACAGTGCAAACTTTATTAAATTAACTGGTGCAGTTTCAACAAACGCAGTTACATTAAACGCTACAGGTACAGATGCTACTGTAAACATGAATATTGTTGCCAAAGGCAACGGTAGTGTAGTTGTTACAAGCACCGCTGCGGCTGCTGATACAGCTTCTGGAGCATTAATTGTAGCTGGTGGTGCAGGGATAGGCGGCAATTTATATGCTAAAAATATCTTTGACAACAACAATCGTGTACTAACAAACGTTGTTCTTAACAGTGGCCCCGGTATCAGCATTGCTAACTTAGGAACTGTAGGTTCGACTATTAGTTTCAGGGTTGATAACAGTGGTGTTACTGCAACTATTGGAACAACATACTTAGGCGTTAGTTCACAAACTGGTATTGTAACATTTACCAACTTAGGTGTTCAAACAATTGTTGCTGGTACAGATACACAAATCGTATCAACTGGTATTAACGGTACTGGTACTGTTACAATTAATAGTACAGCTACATTACAAACTATCACCAATCGTGGTAGTACAACAAATAATCAAATTAACTTTACTAATCTAACCAATGCTACTACAGCGACTAACGGTGCGTTAGTAGTAAGCGGCGGTGTCGGAGTTGGCAAAGATGTAATGATTGGCGGTAGAATGAATGTCTACGGTCCTGTAACATTCTCTGACACTGTAACATTTAGTGGTACAGCAACATACGTTCTAAGTACAAATACATATTACACAGATAATATTTTAGAAATTCACGTACCGCCAACAGGTGTATACGGTAATTGGACATACGATGACGGCAAAGACATTGGGTTCCGTTTCCACTATTACAACAGAACAACTTCAACAGATACAAATGCGGCCCTTGTAATAGCCAACGACACACAAGTACTTGAATGGTACGGCTCTGGCGCAGAAAGCACAGGCAGTACATTTACTTCTGCTACATACGGTGTATTTAAAACTGGTGTAATCCAGTTAATGAATACTGCAACCAATGCTCAGAATGCAGTCTCTGGTGCATTACAAGTAGCTGGTGGTGTCGGGGTTGCGTTAACACAGTGGGTAGGCGGGACTGGTGGTACTGCTAGCAAAACCGCTGTAAGTCAACAGGCATTTATTGTTAATGCCAACGGTTTAGGTGTTAACGGTGATTCATACTTTGCTAACAACATAGGTATTGGCGGCAGCGAAACAGTTGCAGGTAACCTAGGAGTAACAGGTGTAACAACGTCTGGTAGTTTATTAGTAACTAGTGGCTCAACCCTAAACGGTAACGTTGCAATTAATAGTAATTTAGGTGTTAGTGGACAGTTAAATGTAACAGGAACTTCAGTATTAAATGGTAACTCAACTGTTAACGGTACTCTTGGTGTTGCTGGCGCATTTAATGTAACTGGTACAACTCTATTAGTTGGCATAACAACCATCACTAACACAACTATTGCAACATCAACAGCATCAGCGGCATTTACTGTAGCTGGCGGTGTTGGTATTGGTAAAAACCTATGGGTAGGTGGGGATGTATTTGTTGCCGGAACCATTAATGCAAGTATTACTGGTATTACTACTACTGCTACTAACATTGCTGCTGGTACAGCTGGCCAAGTTCCTTATCAAACATCGCCTGGTGTAACTAATTTCTATGGTCCAGGAACTGCTGGTGACGTATTAATCAGCAACAGTACGGCTGGTCCAAGATATCAAAACACACTAACATTAGCTGGCACAGTACAAGCAGTATCAACAAATACAGGGGCATTCCAAGTAGTTGGCGGTGCCGCTGTTGGTAGTAACTTGTTTGTTGGTAATAACTTTGTTGTATCAGGTACATCGATCCTTGTTGGCGCTACAACATTACAAGGTGCGGTAACTGCTAACTCAACACTAGGTGTGTTGGGTAACTTTAACGTAACTGGTACTACATTATTATCAGGCACTTCAGTATTCAACGGTGCTGCAACTGCTAACTCAACATTAGGAGTTGCTGGCGCATTAAACGTAACTGGTACAACAACATTAGTTGGTGGACTAAACGGTACAGCAGCAACATTATCAGGTAACTTAGGTGTAACTGGTACAACAATGCTAGTTGGCGGATTAAATGCTGCTGGTGCAACATTCTCCGGCAACATAGGTGTAACTGGAACCACATTATTAAGCGGTATTGCTACTGTTGGAAATACTACAAACTCAACATCAACAACAACTGGTGCATTGGTAGTTAAAGGTGGCGCAGCTATTGGTGGGGATTTGTGGGTAGGTGGAAACATTTATCTAGATGGTGTTGGCCTAGATACTGTTTATGGTACAACAGCTACATTCTCATATGCAAATATTACAGGAACAGGCGTTGCATTATATGTAACCAATAATGCAATAGTTAACGGTAACTTAACTGCTACAACATTTAATGTAATCGGCCGTAGTACACTACAAGATGTTACTGCCGCAAACGTTACTGTTACAACATTAACAGTTACAGGCAACGAAGTAGTTAACGGTAACTTAGGCGTTGCTGGAACTTTCAGCGTAACAGGTACATCAGTACATGTAGGTAGTGCAGCATTTAACGGTAACGTAGGCATTTCTGCTAACTTTAACGTAACAGGAACATCTGTATTAAATGGAAACGCTGCATTTAATACCAATGCAGGTATTGCTGGTAACTTAAACGTTACGGGTACTTCAGTATTAAGCAGTCCTGTAACTGTTCAATCAGTAAGTCAGTACAGTGCCTATGCAAGTCCAAATACAACAACAAGTGTTACATTAACATTAGACAGTTTTGTTGCAGTTACATACAGAACTGCAAAGTATGTATGTCAAGTAGTAGATAGCGGAGTAATTCCGAATAAAGTACAAGTAGAAGAATTTTTAGTGTTCCACGACAACTATGGTTCAACAACCACAGCGTATATTATATCATACGGTATTGGAACAAACACAGGTGAGATGGGAACTTGGGATGCTGTATATGCTGGCGGCAGTGTATCGCTACAGTTTACACCAAATTATACTCCAGGATCACTAGTTGTTAAAACTGTAAGAACTTCAATCACTACATAAAAAAGTAGGATAAGTAATACGGGTGCGTATGTTGCGCACCACACAATTTAAGTAACTTGCCGTTACGTGGAAAGGGAAACTAATGGCGCTGACCAAAGACTTTATAGTCAAAAACGGTCTTGTTGTTTTAGCAGCAGGATCGGCACAATCAATAAGCACCACTACAGGTGCAATTGTTACCCCTGGCGGCGTCGGTATCGGCGGCAATGTTAATATCGGTAGTACAATCAATAGCACAAATGCAACAAACGGCGCACTAACTGTAGCCGGTGGAGCAAGTGTTCAGCAAGATTTATGGGTTGGCGGAGATATATACTCTCGCGGTAACCCTGTAATAACATCACAAACCCTCGGCGCATACGGAGTAAGTAGAATCACTGCCGGTGTAGGTATTCAGGTCAGTTCAAATACCGGCTCTGTTACTGTCACCAACATCGGTGTTGTTAGCTTAGCCGGCTCCACATACTTAGGTATAAGCGCAGCAAGCGGCAGTAACATTACATTAACCAACTTAGGTGTTCAAACACTAACTGCTGGAACAGATACCGCAGTATCTTCAACTACTGGCACAATTACAGTTTGGAATACAAGTACCTTACAAAGCATTACTGCTAGAGGTGCTTCTACAATTAATGCAATTAACATTAATAATCAAGCCGCATCAAATTCTACTAACTCGGGAGCATTGCAAGTCCTGGGCGGTGTTGGAGTAGGTGGTTCAATATATGCAGGAAATCTATTTGCAAACGGTGCTCAAGTATGGACCACTGCAACCTTAACAAACTTAGGGCAGTTATCTAACACCACTACACAATATCTAACATCATCAACACTTGGCCAATATGGGGTTAGCAGTATACAACCTGGCACAGGTATTACAGTCAGCACGTCAAGCGGAATAGTAACTATTACCAACGTTGGTGTTGTAAGTTTAGTTGGCAGTCAATATTTAGGTATTAGTGCCGCAAGTGGTACAAGTATTACATTAACAAACTTAGGTGTTCAAAGTCTAACAGCAGGCGCCGATATTTCAGTATCAGCTAGCACTGGAACAATTACTGTTTCAGGTACAGGTACATTTCAAACTGTTACTAACCGCGGTTCAACAACTACTAACGCAATTCGTGTTAATAATACAACTAGTGTAAATTCAACAGCAACTGGTGCTCTACAAGTAGTAGGCGGAGTTGGTATTGGTGGCGGACTATTTGTTGGTGGCACTATTACTGCTACCAGTTTGACTATTGGCGGCTATCCAATATCAACTTCATCTGTAATGACTGCTTCGTATTTTGGCAGTCCTTTAGGAACATTTACAAATTTAAACTTTGCCACAGGTACTACAGCAACTATTGTTGGCGGATCAGTAACACTTCAATCTGTTGGCGCAAGTGTAACAGTAAGCGACACTCCCCCAACTGGCCCAGCACCGGGTAACTTATGGTGGGATAGCACTGTTGGTATTTTACGTGTTTATTATGCTGACGGAACCAGTAACCAGTGGGTTGATGCATTTCCGATTATGGTTGGTCCAACTGGGCCACAAGGCGCAACCGGAGTATTCACCGGCACAATCTCAACACAATTAGGACTCACAAATAATACAGCAAGCACCTCTACTAATACTGGTGCATTAACTGTTGGCGGTGGCGTTGGTATTGGCGGCGATTTATATGTTGGCGGCACTATTGTCGCTAATCAACTAACAATCCAATACACAACCGTTACTACAAATTTAGTAACTACTGATGATATTATTATTACAACTAATAATACTTCAGCAACATCAACAACTACTGGTGCTTTAAGAATTGCTGGCGGTGCTGGAATTGGCGGCGCACTATATGTTGGGGCAACTTCGTATGTTGCCGGCTCACAGATTATTACAACTGCAACAATTGGTAGTTTTGCAGTTACGTCAAGCGGGTATGCAACAACATCAAGTTTAGCTGCTTATGCAACAACATCCTCTCTGGCTGCCTACGCAACTACATCAAGTATTGCATCAACTGCAACAAGTGCGGCAATTGCCTATTCGATTGTAAACACGTCAACTTTACAAGTAGGATTTGCTGTTAATGCATTTACAGCAACAAGTGCGGCAGTTGCTTACTCACTAGTAGGTTCAGGATCACTTACTGTTGGTTCAGCAACAACCGCTACAAACATTGCAGGTGGAACTGCTGGCATGATTCACATGCAGAGCACCACTGGAACAACGTCATTTATTAATGCTGGTACTACTGGGCAGTTATTACAGAGTCAAGGATCAACAGCATCATTTGTATCTACTACAACATTACAGGTTGGTAATGCGTTATTGGCAGTTAGTGCAGGCTATGCAACTACATCAAGTTTAGCTTCATATGCAACAACTGCAAGTTTAGCTTCATACGCAACTACATCAAGCATTGCGTCAACTGCAACCAGTGCAGCAGTGGCTTATTCAATAGTAAACACATCAACATTACAAGTTGGATTTGCTGTTAATCAAGCAGGCGGTTCAGTAAATGCCACCACTGGTCAGTTTAGCGGTATTACCACAGTTACCAACGTTACCGCAAGTACAACAACAGCCACTGGCGCACTACAAGTAGCGGGCGGGGTTGGTATTGGTAAAAATATCAACGTCGGGCCAGGCGCAACCAATAGAAGTATTGCCAACGCCAATGCATACGGTAATATGTTTGTTGCCGCAGGCGACTCACAATACGTAAATTATATTTTAGGCATTAAGACAACTACCAATGCCGCTACAGGACTGACAACAGATCATAATACCGCTGGTGCAGCCAATCAAATTATTCTTCCTAACAGTTCAGCATACGGATTTAAAGCCTATGTAACTGCTAGAGATTCAGTTAATCAGTGGATGGGTGTTTGGGAAATTAGCGGAGGTATACGCAGGGGCGCAACCGCAGCATCAACTACACTAGTCGGCACACCAGTAGTGACTAGAATAGCATACGATACAACAGCAACAACTTGGGCAGCAACCGTTGCTGCAGATACTACTAATGGAGGTTTACAGGTTCGTGTTACAGGAACAGGTACAACAAATATTACTTGGGTAGCAAACGTTTTAACTATTGAGGTAGCATAATGGCAATTTTAATTGATCACATACAAAATATAATTCAAAGCGACGGTGTTCCTAATTTAATATTAGGATTGTCAGGTACCGTTGTGACAATTAACGGTGATCCAGTAAGCACTTCGACATTTAATACCGGTACATTAGTTTTACAAGCAGTATCGGCGGGCTATGCTACAACCGCATCGCTGGCTTCATACGCAACTACATCGAGCATTGCATCAACAGCTACCTCGGCTGCTCTTGCTTACTCACTAGTTGGTGGCATTGGAGTTGCAAGTTTAGCAGGTAGTTCAGGCACGAGTGTGTCAGGAAGCACCGGCGCTGTTACTGTTTGGTTTAATACAGCAACATTAGTTGCAAGCGCAGTTAGTGCGCAGTCAGCTACTACTGCAACATCAGCAGCCGTTGCCTACTCACTTGCAAACACTTCGACTACACAAGTTGGATTTGCTGTTAATGCGTTTACGGCAACCAATGCGGCGTTTGCTTATTCATTTAATACAGCAACATTAGTTGCTAGTGCGGTAACCGCACAAACATTAGCAAGTTCAAGTTCGTTTAGTGTTGGTTATTCAAACACTGCTACAAACATTGCAGGCGGAACTGCTGGCATGATCCACATGCAGAGCACTACTGGTACAACTTCATTTATTAATGCTGGAACTAGTGGACAGTTATTACAAAGTGCTGGGTCAACCGCATCATTTGTTTCAACAACAACTTTACAAGTTGGTAATGCGTTATTTGCTATTACTGCTACTAATGCGTTCTTTGCAAGTACATCAACTAATGCATTTTTTGCAAGTACCTCTACCAATGCTGCGGTTGCCTATGCATTAGCAAGCACAAGTACAACACAAGTAGGATTTGCAGTTAATGCATTTACGGCTACGTCAGCCGCAGTAGCATACTCATTAGCAAGTACAGGTACAACACAAGTTGGCTCGGCAGTTAACGCTGTATATTCATCAACTGCCACAAACATAGCAGGTGGACTTACTGGTTGGATTCATATTCAATCAACTACCGGTACAACCTCATTTATTAATATTGGCTCTGCTGGTAATTTATTACAAAGCAATGGTAGCACAGCAACCTTTGTGTCAACCACAACATTACAAGTTGGCAATGCATTATTAGCAATCAGTGCGGGATATGCTACCACATCGAGTTTAGCTGCTTATGCAACTACATCAAGTATTGCCACAAGTGCAGCATACGCAACTACAAGCTCATTGGCTAGTTATGCAACTACATCAAGTATTGCAACCAGTGCAGCTTATGCTACCACATCGAGTTTAGCTGCTTATGCAACTACATCAAGTATCGCTTCAACAGCAACAAGTGCGGCAGTGGCATACTCACTCGCTAGCACAAGTACAACACAAGTTGGATTTGCTGTTAATGCCTTTACAGCAACATCGGCTGCTATTGCATATGCAGTAGCAAGTACTTCAACATTACAAGTTGGTAGTGCCTTATTTGCAGTTACAGCAACAAGTGCGGCAGTGGCATACTCACTCGCTAGCACAAGTACAACACAAGTTGGATTTGCCGTTAATGCGTTTACTGCTACGTCAGCAGCCACAGCATATAGTTGGACAGGCGGTACTGTACCTAATGCTGTAACATTTAGTGGCGCAGTTACATTTAACGGAACCGCAACTTATGTATTATCTACTAATACTGTTTATACCGACAATATCCTTGAAATACATACAACAGCATCAGGTGTTACAGGGCTTTGGACATATGATGACGGTAAAGATATTGGATTCCGATTCCACTATTATGGAGCAGGAGCCGATCAAAACGCTGCGTTAATTCTTGCTAATGATACAAAATATTTAGAGTGGTATGGTACTGGGGCAGAAAGTAATACAGGCACATTTACCGGTGCAACATACGGCACAATCAAAACTGGAAACATTTTCTTAACCGGTGTCGCTACTGCTACAACTTTCTTTGGTAACTTAACTGGCACGGCATCAACTGCTACAGCAGCCGCAACAGCCTATGCACTAGCAAGTACAAGTACTACACAAGTTGGATTTGCAGTAAACGCATTTACTGCAACATCAGCAGCCGTTGCTTACTCCGTAGCAAGTACTGCAACACTTCAGGTAGGTTCAGCAGTTAATTCTGTATATGCCGTAACTGCTACAAACATAGCCGGTGGACAAACTGGTTGGATTCATATCCAATCAACTACTGGTACAACTTCATTCATTAACATTGGCTCTGCAGGTAACTTACTACAAAGCAATGGCAGTACTGCAACATTTGTATCAACTACAACATTACAAGTTGGCAATGCATTATCAGCAGTTAGTGCGGCTTACGCAACAACAAGTTCATTAGCGGCATATGCTACTACATCAAGTATTGCTTCAACCGCAACAAGTGCGGCAGTGGCCTACTCATTAGTTAACACATCAACAGCTCAAGTTGGATTTGCAGTCAATGCCTTTACAGCAACAAGTGCTGCTACTGCTTACTCATTAGCAAACACAAGTACAACACAAGTTGGGTTTGCTGTTAGTGCGTTTACAGCGACCTCTGCGGCCATTGCTTATTCAGTAGCAAGCACTGCCTCTTTACAAGTAGGATCAGCAGTTAATTCCGTATATGCATCAACTGCTACTAATATTGCAGGTGGACTTACTGGTTGGATTCATATCCAGTCAACCACAGGCACTACTTCATTTATTAATATTGGTAGTAATGGTAACATACTACAAAGTAATGGCAGTACCGCAACATTTGTATCTACCTCAACATTACAAGTTGGGTTTGCAACAAGTGCATTTACATCAACCAATGCCGCAACTGCTTACACTTTAGCTAACACATCGACTTTCCAGGTTGGCTTTGCAGGCAGTGCTTATAGTGCCACAACAGCAACCAATGCCGCGGTAGCATACTCAATAGTAAACACATCAACACTGCAAGTTGGATTTGCTGTTAATGCGTTTACTGCAACAAGTGCGGCTATTGCATATTCAGTAGCAAGTACGTCATCTTTACAGGTAGGGTCAGCAGTTAACGCTGTATATTCATCAACTGCCACAAACATAGCAGGTGGACTTACTGGTTGGATGCCGATTCAATCAACTACCGGTACAACCTCATTTATTAATATTGGCTCTGCTGGTAATTTATTACAAAGCAATGGAAGTACTGCAACGTTTGTTTCTACTTCAACTCTACAAGTTGGATTTGCAACAAGTGCATTTACAGCAACTAGTGCCGCAGTAGCTTACTCGTTAGCTAACACATCAACATTCCAGGTAGGCGTTGCTGTTACAGCAACCTATGCTAATATTTCTACTAACCTTGCTGGCGCAAGTGCTGGATACATTCCAATACAGTCAGGAACAAGCGCAACATCATTTATTAATCCAGGCACTGCTGGTGATATTTTAAGAATGCAAATAGGCAATACTGCTACATTTGTATCCACTTCGACCTTACAAGTCGGCAATGCATTATTTGCTGTTACAGCAACTAGTGCTGCCGTTGCTTATTCATTAGTTAATACTTCAACATCACAAGTTGGATTTGCAGTTAGTGCCTTTACAGCAACATCTGCGGCATTGGCCTATGCGGTAGCAAGTACATCAACATTACAAGTCGGCAGTGCTTTGTTTGCAGTCACAGCAACATCAGCCGCAGTAGCATATTCACTAGCTAGTACAAGCACAACACAAGTTGGATTTGCGGTTAATCAATCAGGTGGTTCAGTAAATGCTACCACTGGGGTATTCAGTGGCATCTTTACAATAACAAATACAACTGCGGCAAGTTCAACCTCAACTGGCGCATTACAAGTGGCGGGTGGTGTAGGTATCGGCGGCGATGTATATGTCGGCGGTACTGTAACTGCTACAAATATGTTTATTGGTCCTTGGGCAGTCAGTACAGGGTCGAGTGGAACATCATTCACTGGGGGTATTGTTCCTAACGTAACCACAGTTACAAATTACTTTACTGTATATTCGTCAACTTCTGTAACTACCAGAGGTGTTCAAGAAATATCAGGTAATGCTGATGGTTCATTCTTAGCACCAAACAACTCTGGTGTAATGTTACATATCACTGGACAAAGTGGACAGCCTGGTCGACTATATATTGACGGTCAAGGAACCAGCAATTATTCCGCAGTTATTGGTCGCAAGTCTAGAGGCACAACAGCATCACCTACACAGGTACTTGCAAACGATATAGTATTCCGTTTAGGCAGCACTCCATATACAGATGCAGCGTTCCCTGCAATTAGCACAACACGACTTGACTTTTTAGCAGACGAACTACAAACAGTTACCACTCAAGGTAGCCGTATTGAAGCGTGGGTTACACAGTTAGGTACAACAAGTTCAGCAATCTCTAAACAAATGACTATTGCCACAAATGGCACTGTTATTTGGAACACATTTACATCAGTATCAACTACAACAGGTGCACTACAAGTAGCTGGTGGTGTTGGTATTGGTGGAAACATTTATGCAGGCGGAAGCATTTATAGTAATGGTGCACAATTATTACCGACAAGTATTCAGGAATTTACAGCAACCGCAAGTCAAACAATATTCACAATTTCTGGTGGTTATACCGTGGGATCGGTGCAGGTATATGCCAACGGTGTTGCCCTAGGAAATTCGGATATTGTAGCATCAAACGGAACTACAGTAACACTAACCACAGCACGACAAGTTGGCGATATTATAAGGATTACCGCTGGATTAGCCAGCCCTGCAACAAATATCAACAGTCTTAAGGCGTTTAGCGTCGCGATGAGTGTGGCGTTAGGATAAAAACAGATAAGTACAAGCAAGATAAGGAATAATAATGGCCAAGCAGCAGATTAGACAATACGCATTTACTACAGGCACTGTAGGAACTACCAATATTGAGGTATTAGGCAAGGTTGACCTTGAACAGTTAACTCTGATCACCAATGCCACACGAAATGTAATATTATACAACTTTGCTGATGCAACCTACGCAGGAACTACTGTTACGTTTAATCGTGGCGATTCTACAAATTTTCCAAAAGCTACACAAAACGGTGACGGTACAACCACTATTAATCTTACAGTTAATACCACAGGTTATAGTTCAGCAGATCGCCTACAGATCTTTTATGAACGTGCAGAACAGATCGTGCGCCCTTGGCCAATGGGCACAGATGCATTTGAACGTACTCGTGCCGCCAATCCACAAAGCATGCTTGACGCTGACTTTGAATACGGACTACAGCCAACTAAATGGCAAACACTAGATATTGTTCGTGCCGCTCCTTCAATTTATGAAATCCCCGGTAGTGACATAGGTATTTCGTCATTGATTACTGATGCTAGTAACGGACAAGCCGCCAATATTGAAAGTTTAATCACAGTGGTAAGCACTACTCCACATAATTTGTCAACAAACTCTGCTATCACAGTCAACGGTCTAGATATTAGCATACAAGGATATAGTCGTGCAATGGGTCCGAGCATTGTTAACTCTGTTCCTAATCAAACAACATTTACCTATTATGCCAAAGCAGCAGTTGGGTCAACATCAAGCCAGTCGTTATTGACACCATATACTACAATTAGAAAAGGCGGATTTTATTCTAACTCCGCGATGACTCCTACATACGCAGTCGCAGGCAGCGGCAATACCACAACAGGCACAGTGACCTTAACTTTTTCAACTGCACACGGCCTATTTCCTGGACAAACAATTCTTTCATTGGTCAATTCGGACAATGGATCCAATAATCACACCTTGGTGCAAGGTCCTTTTACTATTTTTTCAGTTCCAACTCCAACAACTGCGATGTTTAATGCTCGTAACGTTGGCACAATCACTGGTACTCCAATAGGTAACATATATGTTCGTGGTGACGCATTCTTTGTGCATAGACCACTTGACGGCGGAGTAAGTTTAGGTACAGGTGGTCCAAGTTACGGAACTCATGCACAGCGTATGAGTAAAAAATACATTCGTTATCAATCAGGTAAAGCTGTTAACTACAATACTGCGGCTCTTTTTGCTCCTAACTATGATGTTAGATCGGTAACTGCTTCAAATACCATTGTAGGCAGCACAATTTATATTACCATGGATGAATTTGATCATGGTCTACAAGCAGGTGCAGGCATACAGTTAAATGGTATGACATCTGCTACTGGATTTGCTGGAACATATACGGTTGCGCAAATTGTCGACGAACGCACCATTGCTATAACCGCAACCAGCGTATTAAGTTCTGTTACTCCACCTATTTCAAATCCCTCATATATTAACCATACAACCTGGCACGGTGCATACATCCGTGCTGGTACATTTGACGATCAAAACGGGATTTTCTTCCAATACGACGGACAGTATATGGCAGTTGGATTACGATATTCAACATTACAGCTTGCTGGCACCATGGCGCTTACTCCAAGCAGTAATATTGTCTCTGGCACCAATTCTAGATACGATCAACAACTAGCTGCAGGTGATCGAATCGTAGTTAAAGGAATGAGTCATGTGGTTACTTCGGTCAATAGCGGAACACAGATTACAGTGACCCCACCGTATAGAGGCGCAAGCTCTATAACTGGGGCTAAATCAGCAAAAACATTTGAAAATATTATTCCGCAATATCAGTGGAACGTTGATCGTTGCGACGGAACAGGTAGTGTGTTTAATCCATCAGGATACAATTTACTGCCATGGAAGATGCAGATGGTCGGATTGCAGTGGACATGGTATGGCGCTGGATTTATTGAGTGGATGGTGCGTGGCCCCGACGGGACATACATGACTGTCCATAGATTAAAAAATTCTAATACTCGAACAGAAGCATATATGCGTTCAGGTAACCAACCTGTTCGTTATGAAGTGCAAAATGAAGGTGCAAGATCTACACTAGTTAATGACTTGAGTTCTGCTAACGTGGCCGGCATGACTGTTACAGACGTTACTTACTTTCCGCCAAATGGTGTGGTAATGATTGATAACGAATTAATTAGATATTCAAGCAAAAGTACCAGCACCGGTAGTGGTCAATTGTTAGGACTAACCCGTACAGCACCATTAAATTATTATACACTCGGAGCATTACAAACATTTACTGCTACCAACGTAGCAGTAGCACACTCGTCAACCGTTGGCGTAATAGTTGCCAGCTTAACAGCAAGTCCCACAGTAAGTCACTGGGGTTCAGCGTTTATCCAAGACGGTGGATTTGATCAAGACCGTGGTTACATTTTTAGTTACCAAGCTCCAAACATCACTGTATCAACTGTTAAGAAAACAGCGTTTGCGATCCGATTAGCACCGTCAGTGTCAAACGCTATTACAGGTGACCTAGGTGTTAGAGATTTGATTAATCGCTCACAGTTATTATTGCAGACTATTGAAAATACAGTTGGTGGCGCAGCACAGTCAACTGGTAGTCAGGCAGTGGTTATTGAGGGAGTGATCAATCCTGGTAACTATCCAAGCACAGTCACCAACATCACATGGTTCCCACTACAGGGTTCTATCGCAGGTGGTAGTTTACTAGGTACTGGACAACCAAGTTTTACACAGGTTTCCCCAAGTATATATATTAACTTTGATAATACCGCTACCTACGCTACTACCATAAACTCTAACGCTGCCGCAGGTGCAACCACATTAGCAGTAGCTAGCACAGCAACAATGGCCATCGGCGATGCGTTAGTTACTACAACAGCAAGCCTAGCTAACACGGGTATTGCCGGTAATACTTTTATTACATCGATCGGTAACGCTACTGTCGTTATCAGCCAGCCAATATTGAGTGCCATTCCTAATAGTACTCCTATAACATTGTATAGAAATCAATGGGCTCAACCAGGCGAAACAATTTTCTCGTTTATTTCAAGTCCGGCAAACAAAGATTCATTAGATTTAACAAGTTTAAAAGAGCTTGCTAATACACCGCTAGGCGGAAGAGGTACTTTTCCTAATGGTCCAGATACTCTGTTTATCAACGTTTATCTAACATCAGGACTACCATTGCAGACCAACTTGGTTTTACGTTGGGGTGAGGCACAGGCATAATGAGTCAAGCCAGTCAACTATCGTTTATAAGTAGTTCTACGGGACAGATAGTAATTGCCGCCACTACTGCATCAGAATCAACAACTACGGGTGCTCTACAAGTAGCAGGTGGCGTTGGTATAGGTGGTGGACTATATGTCGGTGGGACAGTTACTGCTACAAACTTTATATTAAACGGATATCAGGTTAGCACAGGGTCAGGCGGGACATCATTCACTGGTGGATCAGTAGCTAATCCTATTACTATTACAAGCACTGCGGCATCAACCTCAACCACCACTGGAGCACTACAAGTAGCTGGTGGGGTTGGCATCGGCGGTAATTTATTTGTAGGTGGTGTTATATCGGGCACCTTAAATATATGTGGAACAAATAACAAAATTACAACAGCCGTCGTACTGAATTCAACAACTAATGCACAGTCATTTGGAGCAACATCAATTGCTCCAGGTGGTTCATTATTCGTCCCAGTGGGATCAAGATATAAAGTAACAGTATTTTAATTTTAAGAGAGAACTAACATGGCAACAACAATTAACAATTCAACAGCTGGTATACTAACTACACCAGATGCAACAGGCGCACTAACTCTGCAAACTGGAGGAGTAGATGCTATAACAATTGATACTTCACAGAACGTGACTATCAGTCCCGCAGGTGCAAGTACTGTGGCAATATCACCAGCTGGCGCATTGACCATCAACCCAACTGCGGCTAGTACAATTAACAATGCTTCCATTGGCGTTACTACAGCAGCCGCAGGTAGATTTACAACATTAACAGCTACAACTAGTGCCACATTGAGTCCAAGTGGCACAGTTATCATCAATCCAACTACTGCTAGTACAATAGACAATGCTTCCATTGGCGTTACTACTCCGTTGGCTGGCTCATTTACATCACTAACAGCTACTTCGGTTGGTACAGCGGGTGTTCTAGCAAAAACAGGTGGGCAAACAGCCAATATTACAGTTACCAACACTGTCACATACACAACTGGTGGTAACACATTAGCCAGTCAAACTGCTACTACAGGTGCTACTTGGAGAGTCCGTGCATTTGGTCAATATGCTGCGGTTACCTCGGCAACCGCTAGAAATGCCCAAGTGAGGCCTTATTGGGGGACTGTTGCATTACCGGCAATTACTCCAGCTGTTCTTACCAGTGCCGCCAATACTACCCAATGGCAATGTGAATTTACTTTGACAGCATCTAGTACTACTGCTATGTGGACTGCTGGAAGTTTATTAAGTCGGGTTACATCAGCAACTGCTTTTGCGGTGGATAACGCTACCCCTGCTTCTACTACAGTAACAGCAGGAGCACAAACTTTAGATTTAAGATTTTCAATGTCAAACGCAACCCCCGCAGATTCTTGGATTGTTCAATCAGTGATTTTTGAACGACTAGTATAATAAAGAGAACGATAAATGAGCTTTCCAATATCGCCAACAAACGGGCAACAGCGTATAACCTTTAGTTAACCTATAACATCTAGGATTGTTTGGATTTTTGCTTTTGTTGTGCGACTGCTTAAGGTAGTTTTTACACCCTGGTGTAGGGGTTTAGGCCAATTGTCAATGCTGACCCAACAATATCCAGCGTGTTCTTCATTGAGTTTAGGAATAAACTCTTCATCAACAATCAACACATAGGTATTATAATAGAACAATTCATCTCTCGATGAATACCATTCAATTGGCACTGTTTTATTGATCTTCGGTAGAAACCCAACTTCTTCTTGAATCTCACGCTGTAGTGCATCGTATGGGGTTGTATCTTCGGGTTCTTTTTTACCACCAGCAAGTCCCCAAGTGCCCGCAGTGCGGCCTTGAGTTCGAAGTAAAAATAAGAATCTTTGTGTGTCGCGGGCCAGGAATATTCCCCCCGCACAGGTTACATCGGTCATAGGACTAATCGCCAATCGCCTGCTGTATAAATGCCTTCAACGCTCTTCATCCAACTTTCTCCATCCCACATATACTGAACCCCAGTACGTGCATTAGTTATGTAAGTTAGATCCTGGACACTAGCAGAATCGAATATAACATTCCATTTTGCTCCATCCCATTGGATAATATCATTAGCCCGGCCAACAAAGTCCGATGCATCTTCATTTTTCCAAGCTTCTGGCCCATCTGCCGCAGTGCTGGCCACATCTTCCAATATTAAATATCGAGCATCAGTTGCTGGCCATCCTAATGCGCCATTAGGCAAATAAGGGCGAGGATTAAATGTTTCTGGATTAACAATAGCATCTACGGTACCACGCGGTAACTGTCCAACAGCATCAGAAATCAACGTATTCATAGCAACAGTATCTTCATCAAATGTGATTGCCATGATACTGTCATCTGTAGGATTTAAGCTGATATATCCGACTATTTCGTTTCCATCGGGCTTTGTCAATCTAATCTGACTCAGTCCTGCGGTAAACTGTCCCGGATACGCATCTAAAATACTCATCCAATTCATGCTACGTGAACCGTCTGATCCCTCGGGTATTAACTTAGCGGTGCTATCTAAAATCAGTAGACCTAGATTTCCTAATGTAGTTACTCCTACGCTTACTGCATTTCTGCCAGAGAAATAATCAACTTCGGTGCCATTGCTGTATGCACCCGATGCTTTAGTTCCTGGAGCATCTTCAAATACTGATGTAATAATCTTAGTAATAATACCTAATTTTTTAACCTTGGCCGGAGTAGTGATCCAAACAGGACTTTTAAAAGTTAACGAAGCAATATCAATATCCTGTTCTAAGCCTTGCGGAATCTGACGGCTACTTAAACTAAATGAAGTAAGTTCAAGCAAACTCAAACTAGTCCAGTCTAGATAGTTGTTACTGCTTTGTATTTCTATACTAGGGTTAAACAATACTAATAATTGTTCAACAATTTGTAATTTTTGATCTGTGTTGGTGCACCAAATATCTGCAACAAATTGCAAATCATATGGCGTTGGCATTAAGCGTTCTACTGTATAGTTTGCACCTTGGGTATTAAGATATTCATTTCCTTGTTCGTCAAATGCACGTTCACGAATATTAACTTTACTAACAAATGTCGGATCTTGCAAGCGGTCACGAGCAAATTCCATGTTCTTAATGTAGCAGGCAATAAAGGGTGCGCTTTGAACTATGTTTTCACTGTTCTTGTTTAGCACTTGTGCTACCTGACGATTCATATCACCATAGCGAACAGGAATCTGTACAAGTTTACCCTTGGCATCCTTGTAGGCAAAGTTACTCATTACACGCATGAACTGCGTTAGATATCTTTTTATTTGAGAATCGTAGAAGTACTCCATTAATTATCTGCCCTAGGTTTTAATATTTTGCTTAGTGCTTGTCGCTCCGGCACTATTTGTCCAGCAATAGTAGCAGTGGTATTATTGTTAATAAAGCCAGTGCGTTGTGTTTGTCTTGTGACAGAATTATCAGCAGCGACTCCGTCTTTTGGTTTGTTGGTTAATGTCATACGCACATCTTGTTCATACATTATCCAGGTATGTCCGCTGTATCTAAACAATCTATTTGGGAAGTAATCTGTGCGTAGATGAAACTGTCCTTCAATAGCAGCGGTTGGGAATGTAATTCCAAAACTATAAGGAGCACCATTTGGTGGTTTACCATCACCTGTTAAGTATCCAACGTAGAAATCTTTTTCAGGACTCTTAAGAATGTAACTAGCATCTAGGCTATGAGTTTCACTACTAGCATCTACATCCACATTGGTAGTATCTTCAATGGCCACAGTGCCGTCTGGATTCTGCGGAACTACATATAGTTGTTTAGTATCATATCCGCTTAGTGGAGCATCGGCTTCTGCTTGTGCTATGATAGCATCGTTGACTGCAATGTTTTGATTGTAGGTACTGATAAGATCTCGTAGACTGCTTCCATCAGTAGCACCACTTGCCGCATCCAGAATCTCTGAGTATTCCTGACTGTCTACTAGTGGTACACACTTAACACGTAACAGGTGTGGATACCAAGTTTGACTAAATCCGACACTGGCACGAGTAACATCTTGCACTACATAAAATCTTTTTAGAGCAACGCTGGCATCATCCAGGGCATATTCATCTTTTAAGTGAGGTAATTCTAATACGTCACCTGCCATAATTTTACGGCCTAGGGTATCTACACAGTTGCGCAAGTGTAGATGCATAAAAAGCGTATCGTTGTTTAGGAATATACCAAACTGACTTAGATTAAAATCTAAATCTTGCATTTGATAAATGCCACGCATTACATACACGTCTGGTGCATAATGGCGATCACGATTTTCCATTAGAATAATATCTTGTATTCCCAGTTCAGGAATAGGATTTGCCTGGGTAGGAACACCCGGAGTAGCCTCACCGTCTGCAGGGTTTACAGGACCCATATATTTGTGAACATAAATGTCCACACCTCCGACCTGAAATTCTTCATTAATCACGCGATCAATAAAACGAAAATCCGCACCCTTTTCGGGACGGTATAAACTTAATCTTGGAATTTTAATTCTCCTTTGATAGCAATTAATTTACAGCGACCACCGTGCCATCTAAGGTAATTTGATTGTCCCTTTCCAGTTTTATTGCAGTGAGGGCATATAAACAAAGGCATGTTTGCCTTTCTAATCTCGCTAAATTTAATTCGCTCTTCAACAGTCCATCTTTCAATTGCAGACTGCTGCATTTTTTTCTTAGATTCTTCTGTATGAGGTTTTCTAGGGTATGGAGTTTTTTTATGTCCTTTTGATTTGGCTTTTTTCTCTGCACTCCATTGCTTACCAAAATTATAATTTTGACTTCCAGTTCTTGTATTTTTTGTAGTAAGTGACCGCATAAGTTTTATCTGATTGTACATTCGTGATGTTATTTTATATCGATTTTGTCCGATACCCTGTACTTGGGTAATATATAGTGATTTCCACATTTTACTTTTTGCATCGCCTACTACCATTTTAGTAAGTAGCCAGTGACAAATAAAATGCTCTCGTGCAGTTAATTTAACTAGATTAGGTTGCTTATTACTACCACCTAAACTTTTAGGAATAATATGATGTTTTTCAGTATAGCCAGAAATATCTCGATTTTGAGCATTAAAAATAATATTAAAATACCACTTGGTATATTTGTTCTGTAGGAAGTCAAAGGTCTCTAGCATAGTCTACTATTTATGGCTAAATATCTGTATGAGTACATTAGAACAGACCCGCCAACCCGTAGTTGAGTATATCAAAGCCATGCTCGGATCCGGGATGATTGATGTGGAATTGGACCCTATACACTATAACACCTCTATTGATCGTGCTTTTGCAAAATACCGCCAAAAAAGCGCAAATAGTGTAGAAGAAAGTTATGCATTTTTAACCCTGGAGCAGGATGTTAATGAATACGCACTTAGCCAAGAAGTTATCGAAGTTCGTCAATGTTTCCGCCGCAGTATTGGTAGTAGAACAGGCGGTGGCGATACTGGTAGTTTATTTGAGCCATTTAACTTAGCCTACTCTAACACCTATTTGTTAAGCACCAGCAACATGGGTGGACTAGCAACATACTACGCATTTGCTTCATACCAGAAAATGGTTGGTAAAATGTTTGGTAGTGAAATTAATTTTACGTGGAATCCTGCTACTAAAAAATTAACAATAATGCAACGACCACGTGGCGAAGAAACATTATTGATTTGGCTATATAATCATAAACCCGACTTTGTGCTTCTAGCAGATCCATACGCTGGTATTTGGCTTAAAGACTATGCCCTAGCACAGTCCAAGATTATCTTAGGCGAAGCTCGTGAAAAGTTCCAAACTATTGCTAGCCCACAAGGTGGCACACAGCTAAACGGAGCCGCCCTTAAATCAGAAGGCCAAGCCGCTATCGAGCGTCTAGAACTAGAACTAGCAAACTACGGCACTGGTGAAAAACCAATGTGGTTTGTAGTTGGCTAACCAAATCTGTTGACACTGTAATCAAACGGTAATAAACTATAGTATCATCCAGGAGATACTATGATCATCGGCATTTGCGGCTTCATCGGCAGTGGTAAAGATACTATTGCAGACTACCTAGTCAATTTCAACGGTTTTAGAAGAGAAAGTTTTGCTAACTCATTAAAAGATGCAGTAGCTTACGTATTTGGTTGGGACCGCACAATGCTAGAAGGACGAACTAAGGCTGCTCGTGAATGGCGTGAACAAGTTGATCCATGGTGGGCAGAACGATTAAACATGCCACACCTAACTCCACGTTGGGTCCTACAGTATTGGGGAACTGAAGTGTGCCGCAAGAGCTTTCATGACGATATTTGGATTGCTAGTTTAGAAAATAAACTTCGCACATCAAAAGACGATATTGTTATCAGTGACTGCCGTTTTCCTAACGAAATTAAATCAATCAAAGCCGCAGGCGGCATCGTAATCCGTGTTGTTCGTGGCCCAGAACCTGAATGGTATAGTATTGCAAAGAATGCCAACAAAGGCGCACCTATTGCTCAAGAATTACTTAAAGAATTTGGTGTACATGCTAGTGAAACTGCGTGGGTTGGAACCGACTTTGATGCGGTTTTAGATAACAACGGTACTATTGATGAGCTGTTTCAGCAGATCAAAACCATCGCAACTCCCGAACTTACTCCTGCTGTTTAATAAATATCATTATATAAACAGGAGTTGTTATGAAACAGATTACCCTAAATTGGGTTTTAGCCCACGAACCATACCATGTCTTTATCAAGGCAGCTAAAAGTTTTGCCGCAGAAGTTGCCGCCGAAACCAACGGCGAATACAAAATTAATGTTATTAGCCTAGACGAGTGGAACGATCTTGCTAAACACAATCTAACAACTCACACAACTGACCGTAATAAAATCCTCGACTTGGTTGACAACGGCACTATTGACCTAGCAACAGTATACGCTAGCGCACTGGGCGGCATCGATAGTGATATGTATTCTTTAGCAATGCCATTCTTGTTTAACGATCACGACGAAGCATCTAATGTTATTGATGGTAAAATTGGTCAGCACATGTTGGCTAAAATTGCTGACAAGAGCAACATCCGTGGCCTAGTGTTTACATACTCTGGCGGTTTTAAAATTATTCCAAGTAAAAATGTAATTGAAACTCTAGAAGATTTTTATCGTTTAAATTTAAGTTGCAGTAATAATCCTGTTTCAATCGGTACATTAAATGCAGTTGGAGCAAATCCAGTTCCAACATTCATTGAAGATATTACTAAAAAATTAGTTAGCGGAGAAATTGTTGGCGGAGAAACAACATATACTCGTTACTTGATCCTCGAACAAGACAAGCACACAAACTACATTAACGACACAGAACACAGTTTATTCCTAACAAGTTTAATTATTAACAAACAACTATGGTTGTCATTAGGCGAAAAGGTACAACAAGTATTTGCCGCAGCCGCTATGAGAGCCGCAAAGATTGAGCGTGAAGAAAGTTTGGCAGACAATGTTGTTGTTGAAGAACAAGCAAGACGTCAAGGTATTTCTACTATTAGAATGACCGCTAAAGAAAAAGCTAAAATGGTTGCAGCCACTAAAGGTCTGTATTCTAGTTTAGATTCTTATTTTAGTCCAGGCTTATTAAATCAAATTGTTGATGGAAAAAAAGGTTAATCTTTCAGTACCGTTAAGCGAATTTGATAGTCTATGGGAATGGACCAAGTCTAGAAGCACATACCATTTTGACAAGTGGCGCACAGATGCTCCGGGGTCTACCTATAAGACCCTAGGGCGTTTTGAAAACACTTGGTCGCACTTAATACAAGAAATTAAAGAAAAATCTTTTCCTACCAACTGGGGTAATATTACCACATCCGGTGGTGGGGTACAAAAACCTGTTAGTTATGATAAGCGTGGTCGTGACATTGCCCAAGGCGGTGGCGACATTGATAAAATACAACTGACTAATCTTGCAGAAAATCCTTGGCAGTATCCTGAATTTAAAAAAATAATTGACTATTTTCATTTAGAACCAATAGAAGCAAGGTTTCACGTTCAACTAACAGGACAGATGTTTACTGTTCACGTTGATCCAAATCATCATAGATTTATGCCACCCGGCTCAAATCCATTGGGTCCGTATGACTATGATCCAATGGACCAAGTGCGTATTACTATTATGTTAGAAGATTGGGAGCCTGGACAGTTTATGATTTACGGTAACACAGTATATCAACAATGGCGAGCAGGTGATTTCCATATGCACGATTGGCCTAACATTCCCCATGCAACAGCCAATGCTAGTCAGCACAGTCGTATTACCCTTCAAATAACCGGTATGCGTACCGCAGAAACAAACAAAGTTATTGGCGGTCCAAATAACTTTGCACCGCACAATCCTTAAAATAAGTAGTGTTACTATGAAAAAACTATTATCTATACTTCTCATGACATGTTCACTTTCAGCATTTGCTGGGCAAGTGGTTCCTATTGTTTGGCCATTCTCTCCAGGTGCCAATCAAGTAAATTTTATTAGAGCGATTGCTGATGAAGCAAATAAACAACAAACGAAATATACCTTTGTGTTTGATAATAAAACCGGCGCAGGTGGTGCGGTAGCAGCACAGCATGTGCTAGCTCAACAAAATCTAACTATTTTAAGCAGCTCTGGAAGTTTTTATATCCGCCCACAGTTTTACCCTAAAGAAAGTCATAAGTTAGAAGATTTTAAACCTGTGCTTATTGAATGTATTGGACAACCATATGCGGTTACTAGTGTAAAATTCAAAACACTTGACGAACTGCGTGGACAAGAACGAGTTACTATCGGAGCAAATCTGGGTAGTCTAACCGAAGCTATTGCTAGAGAACTGCAACTAGTATTGCCTGGCGTTAAAGTAGATGTTGTACCATTTTCTACAGGAACGCAACAACCTAAAATGCAAATGCTTGCTGGGGTAATTGATCTTAATGTGGATCTACCAGATGGTGCAAGACAGTGGATTGAAGAAGGCAAGATGTTTGTGATTGGATCTAGCGGAACTATTGATTATCCTAACTGGCGCACATTTAGTAGTCAGGGTGTTAAAGGATTTGGGGGATTAGTCAGCAACTACGGCATGTATGTTAAAGGGACGACTGATCCTAAAACAGTAGAAGAATTGCATACAATATTGCGCAAAGCCGCTAAAGCCAGCCCAATGTTACAAGAATACTATGCTAGAGATTACTGCACTGGTGTAGATTATGATCTTAAGAAAACCAACGAAGTATATGCCAAGTGGTTGAAGTATTGGCCTGAAAAACTCAAGCCTTTAGAAAACTAAAAATCAGGGGTTAAGTCGCCCTGTTTCCATGCTAGTTTAAGGATGTGTAAAATCCGCTGACAATTAGCACATACTGTTTTTAAATTAGTCATACTACAATTCGTTGGATTTCCGTCAATATAATAGACATTGAATTGTTCCTTATATTGACTGGTGTGCCCGCAACGATCACATTTAAGCTTCATCTTGTATCCGGCTTTTTGCCAACGAGGCTTTCCGTCATTCCTGTTACGAGCACAATGATCACACTGACTACGATAAAAAGTTTTATCATCTCGTCGATAGTTAATAGCTACCGGCCTACTTCCACAAGTTTTGCATAAACTTCTCATACCAAGCCCTTTTAGTGCCCTTTCATATGGTATTTAACCCACTAAAATATTCGGTAATCACTAAATAGTTATTGATAAAACCATATTGGGAGATGTATTAAATGGCAACCACACTTCAATCACCAGGCGTTTCAGTTTCAATTATTAATGAGAGCTTCTATACACCAGCTGCTCCAGGAACTGTACCACTAATTTTTGTTACTTCAGCGGACAATAAAACTAATCCTTCAGGGGTTACTGCTGTAGGTACAGACCCAGCTAACGCAGGTAAAGTATACCTCGTTACAAGTCAAAGAGATCTTACAGATACTTTTGGCACTCCACTATTCTACACAGATGCTAGTGGCAATCCAATTCACGGTGGGGAGCTAAACGAATACGGTTTACAAGCCGCCTACTCACTACTAGGTGTTAGTTCAGCTGCTTACTTGGTAAGAGCTCCTATCGATCTAGCTAGCCTAACAGCCGCTTCAAGTGCTCCAGCAGGAACTCCATCTAATGGATCATACTGGTTAGACACTGCAGATACTACATACGGTATTTTTGAGTGGAGCCAATCATTAGGCACATTTACAAACAAAACACCATTGGTTATTACTGATGCAACTGCATCATTAAACACAACTGACGGATTAACACCAAAAGCAAGCGTTGGCCTAGTTGGTCAATATTGTGTAGTTTCTACTACAGACAATGAAAACGCAGTTTGGTATAAAAACAGCGATGCTAACTGGGTAGCAGTTGGTACAACAGTTGAAGCAAACTTTACAAATAACAGTTTTAATAACACATTTGTAAGCACAACATGGGGAACAAGTTTCCCAACTGTTACTGGCTCAACAGCACCAGCATCAATTACCGCTGGCGGAACTATTACTGTTAACGGTCACGATGTAGTTGTTACTACTGGGGTTGTTGGCGATATTGCAGAGTCAATTAACTCAGCATTGCATGTATACGGTATCGGTGCAAAAGTTGTTAAGGGTGCATTGGCTATCTATGCTGACTCACATTCTTCTAGTAGCACTAGCGTTACTATTACAAGTTCTGCTACAACACTAATGACACAAGTTGGTCTTACAAACGGAACATATTCTGCTCCAACAGTATTTGTTGGTCCGCATACACAATATCCTAACTTTGGTGCAGAGCCAACAGGTAGCGTCTACATGAAGACTACAAGTCCTAATAGTGGTGCTAACTGGGTAGTTAAACAGTGGTCTGATAGCTCTAATGCATTCAATACTGTTAAAGCTCCAGTGTATTCAGATGCATCAGCGGCAACATATAGCCTAGACAAAACAGGCGGCGGCGCAAATATTCCAGTAGGCACATTGTTTATTGAAAGTAACTTTAATCATGGTAATGAAACTTCAGGTCCTGTATTAGCTAACTTTAAATTACATCGTCGTGTTGCAGTATCTCCTACAACTATTACGAGTATTGCTCATGCTGATACTGTGGCGATTGCTTCTACTTTAACTATGACAATTTCTACTACTGCTCCAGGCAGCACAGGGTATGGAGCCGGCGTAACTATTTCAGTAGTTGGCGATCTAAGTAACCTAGTGCAAGAAATTAATAATTCAGGCATTGACAATTTAAGTGCTTCAACTAATGCAGATGGTTCTATCAGTATTGTTCACGCAACTGGTGGAGATATCAAGTTTGTCGATGCTGACAATTTGTTATCTACAGCAGGATTTACTGCAGGAACTACATCTAACTTCTACGAGTTAGGTATGTTTGAACCAGACGGTGCAAACTTTAGAGCAAGTAACTGGGCTCCATTGACATTCACAGCATCAGCTGTTGCTCCAAGCACAACTCCTGCAAATGGCCAACTATGGTATAGTTCAATTGTTGACCAAGTTGACATTATGGTTCATGACGGAAATAACTGGGTTGGTTATGCTAACGCATTCCCTGGCTCAGATCCAACAGGTCCTATCGTTGCAGCTTCTAAGCCAACAACACAAAGCGATGGCGTAACACCACTAGTAACTGGCGACATTTGGGTTAGCACTGCTAACATCGAACGTTACGGTCAAGATATCTATGTTTACAATGGCAATTTGCTATTGTGGGAACTACAAGATACTACAGATCAAACAAGTCCTACAGGCTGGTTGTTCCACGATGCACGTTGGGCAACAAGCGGTCAAGCAACAGATGCAGCTACAATCGTAGAACTTCGTTCAAGCGATTACGTTGATCCTGATGCTCCTGATCCAGCAGAATATCCACGTGGTATGCGTCTATGGAACCTACGTCGTTCAGGTTTCAACGTTAAGAAATATGTAACAGACTATATCAACATCAATGCTAACAACGGTATTAACATCCGTGTTACCGGCGATCAAATGGCTGACTACAATCCAGATCGTTGGGTTTCAGTAAGTCCTAATAACGCAAACGGTTCAGGCACATTTGGTCGTCATGCACAGCGTAGCTTTACTGTTGCAGGTCTAAAATCAACAATTGATGCTAACCAAGCAATCCGCGATACAGATACATTGACATTTAACTTGATTGCAACTCCTGGTTATCCAGAAGCAATCCAGAACATGATCAGCTTAAACGTTGACCGTGGTTTAACAGCATTTGTAATCGGTGACACAAGCATGCGTCTACAGCCAACAGGCACAGCATTGCAAGCATACGGCCTAAACAGCAACGGTGCATTTGACAATGGTGATGACGGTCTTGTTTCATACAATGAATACATGGCTGCATTCTATCCAAGCGGTTACACAAACGATTTGGCAGGCAACTATATTGTTGTTCCACCAAGCCACATGATGTTACGCACTATTGCTGTAAGTGACCAGAAGAGTTATCCATGGTTTGCTCCAGCAGGTATCCGTCGTGGTGTTGTTGACAATGCTACATCAGTTGGTTATATTGCTGACGGTGAGTTTAAATCAACTGCATTGCCAGTAGGTCTACGTGATGTAATGGCTAGTGTTAAGATTAATCCTATTGCAACTATTACAGGTGCTGGTATTATTAACTTTGGTCAATATACTCGTGCTAACGCAGCTTCAGCATTAGATCGTATTAACGTAGCTCGTTTAGTATGTCACTTACGTCGTCAATTAGATATCCTTGCTCGTCCATTCTTGTTTGAACCAAATGACAAGATTACACGCAACGAAATCAAAAATGCCGTTCAAAAGTTGTTGCTTGAACTAGTCGGTCAACGTGCTTTGTATGACTTCATTGTAGTTTGTGATGAATCAAATAATACACCAGCCCGTGTTGATCGTTCAGAACTATGGGTAGACGTTGCTATTGAGCCAGTTAAGGCCGTAGAATTCATCTACATCCCAGTGCGTTTAGTAAACACTGGCGCTATTAAAGCTGGAACATATACCCTAGCATAATTGGGTAAATATAGAGAACAAGGAGCAGTAACATGACAGTCGCAAGTTTAAGTAAATTAACAGTACCATTACCAGCAGGCCAGAGTTCTAGTAACCAAGGCTTGTTAATGCCAAAACTACAGTATCGCTTTAGAGTGACGTTGCAGAACTTTGGTGTAACAAGTCCTACTACTGAAATCACCAAACAGGTTATGACTGTAACACGCCCAGAAGTAAGTTTTGATAACATTACACTAGATGTTTACAACAGCCGTATCAAGTACGCTGGTAAGCATACTTGGTCAGATGTTACCCTAGTTGTTCGTGATGACGTATCAGGTGCAGTAAGCAAGTTGGTTGGCGAACAAGTTCAGAAACAATTCGACTTCTTCGAGCAAGCATCAGCTGCTTCTGGTATCGACTACAAGTTCACTACAGTTGTTGAAATTCTAGACGGCGGCAACGGCGCCTACGAACCAACTGTATTAGAAAGCTTCGAACTAGAAGGTTGCTACTTACAGAAAGTAAAATATAAAGATGGCGATTATAAAACAAGTGATCCAATGGACATTTCCTTAACAATCACCTACGATAATGCGATCCAAACTAATGCCGCTGGTAACCCAATCGGAATTGGTACAAACGTTGGCCGCACAGTTCGCACATTAGCTACTGGCTAATATTACCCCCACCATTCAAGGACATAGTCCGACGATTGATGTAAGACCCAGTTTATCCTGGGTCTTTTTTTATGAATAAATAATGTTATGCCATCATTAGGATCCTACCTTCAACCCATCATAGGCGACATTGGAAATATGAAGGACTACGCACACGCTAGTCGTTTATATGCTGACAATGTATTTGCCCTAGCCCCTAAAGCAGGGTGGATGTACTATGTTGTATTTGACATCGATCCTAGCTGTATTACAGATCAGTCATGGGCAAATAAACAAAAAGTGACCGAAGTAGGTATGCTGGTTAAGTCCGCAGATCTTCCAAAGTTCACTGTTCAAACAGAAGTAGTAAATCAATATAATAGAAAAACAGTTATACAAAAAGGTATGACTTATAATCCTATTAACATTACTATGCATGACGATCAGTCAAACGTAGTTCATAACATGTGGCTAAACTATTATAGATACTACTTTGCTGACTCAACTTGGGGAGCCACTGGTCCTCTTGGAACTGATGCCTTCAGCACTCCTGGCGCATATCAAAATAACAAATACATGCCACCTAATGCACTATTCGATCCGGTCAATTACGGTTTAAATTCACCATTAGTTGTTGCTCCATTTTTTAGAAGTATCACGGTCTATCAACTTAATAGACGAGTGTTTACAAGTTTTAAATTAGTTAATCCATTAGTAGCATCATGGGATCATGATAAAGTAGATCAAACCCAAGGTGCCCGACTTGCAGAAAGTAGAATGGCATTAAATTACGAAGCAGTCTTTTATGGCACTGGCCAAATTAGAAAAGACACACCGACTGGATTTGCTGTATTCCATTACGATACAAGTCCAAGTCCGTTGAGCATTGCTGGTGGCGGTAATAATAGCATATTTGGCCCAGGCGGAGTTATTCCCGGTGCTCTTGATATATTTGGAAATATAGAAAATCTAGATGTTTCAAAAAATCCATTAAGTGCTCTTGGTGTTGCTCTTGAAGGAGTCAATCTAGTTCGCAATGTTAAGAGTATAACAGCGTCAAGTTTACGAGCAGAAGGATATTCAATATTAAATACCGCACTGCAAAAAGCAGGGCAAGGCGGCCTGAATGGTTTAGGAGTTAATCTAAATCTAAATCAAGGAACGAACTATGCCACTGCTGGACAATTTTTAGGAACTCCAGTGGCAGTAATTCAAGCTACAGGAGTAGGAAAAGACGGTGGCGGAACAACTTCTCAAACAGGCACTTCGTCTAATGGAAAAGCGCCATCTACAGCAAATGCAGCGGCACTTGGCGTTGCAGCAGCGTCCATGTTTGCTAGCCAGAAAAATATTATCGATGCAACTAAACCAAGCGGTTCTTCCTCTGATACAACTCCAAGTGGGGACACTAGTTCACCCGGACAATACTTTCCACCGCCTCAGCCATTATCCGATACTGAGCCATTTAGCACAGGCGTTGATGAAAATAGTTCTCCTGATGAAATACAATCAAGTTTGAATTCTTTAAACTCTGCATGGGCAAGTGATAATTCTTATGTAAATTCACAAGCACCTGATCCTTCAGCAATATCAAGCAGATTAGCATCTGCTTCATCCGATCAAGAAAGAAGTGCTATACAAGCAGAAGCAGACACTTCATACAACTCAATACAATCTATTCAATCAACAGTTGACGGCAAATATCAATCAGAATATAGTCGTCTATCATCATTATTGAATACTGCACAAACTAAGACATCCGGTAGTGAAAGCACACAATCTACACCAGATGAGTCACCAACAACACCAAGCCCAGAGAGCGATGTTATTCCACCAGAGAATGAAGACATTTAATTACTATGACCTTTTACAATAACTTACCACAGCCGACTAAATCTTCTGATAGTAGTATCAAGACTTTAAAAGTTTTTGATGCATACACCACTGCCCCATTAAACATTGACGGCGCAACATTTGATGCAATGACTGGGTTTTTTGGCAGTAGAGGGTTTGGTGATGATGCCGCTAAGAGCATGGCATACATTATTATTAAACAAGCTATCCTAGATAAGTTTAATCCATTTGAATTAATCGAAACATTAAAAGGATTAACCGACATTGAGATCAGCAGCCTTATCACAGAAATTTTAAATTACAATAGATTTAAAACCAGCAGCCTAGGTACAGCAAGTCCATTCACTCCTGCGGCTGAGGTTGCCAGGAACATAATTGCATGAAATTTGCCCAAGGTGCATTCAAATTAAAGAATCCTGAAAAGTATGTTGGTAACGGTACTCCACGATATCGCAGTTCGTGGGAGTTTGCCGTAATGAAAATGTGTGATGAAAATCCCGGCATACAACAGTGGGCTAGCGAAAGTATAAAAATTCCATATCGTGATCCGTTAACTGGCAAGCATACTGTTTATGTTCCAGATTTCCTTGTTATGTATACTGATAAGAATCAAACAAAGCATGCAGAATTATGGGAAATAAAACCACGTAGTCAAGCAGTATTAGAAGCAGTTGGAAAGAACAAACACAACCAAGCACACTATGTTAAAAACATGGCAAAATGGGAAGTTGCAAGAGCGTGGAGTAAGCGACACGGAATGACTTTTAGGGTTTTAACTGAACAAGATATTTTCCATATGGGCAGCAAGAAGCGTTAAATAATATTATGACAAAAAAGTTAGAAGAACTACTAAATTTACCAGAACAACAGGAACCAGAATTAATTGCTCCTGCCAAGAAAGAAACGCCACCTGCTGTAGTTGATTTACAAGAGCAGTTAGAGCAGTTTGATAAAATTAGTTCAGCCTTGCCTAAAGTTAAAGGGTTAGGCGATATGAGCGACACAGAGCTCGACGGATTAGCAACTAAAGCAGAACAAGCATTTGATGACCTGATGGACCTCGGCATGAACGTTGAAGCCAAATACGGTAGCCGTATGTTTGAAGTAGCGGGTAATATGCTTAAAACCGCCCTGGATGCTAAATCAGCTAAAATCGACAAGAAATTAAAGATGGTAGATTTACAGCTTAAAAAGCTGGCTATAGATAAAAAATCTGCAGGTGAAAATGACGATGCAGTAGAGGGCAAAGGATACATCATTACTGACCGTAATAGTCTCCTGGAAAAACTCAAAAATGTTAATAAATAACGTATCAGGAAACCAATTATGAAAAGTTTTAAAGACTACCTAACAGAAAGCAAAAGAACCTATGATTTTAAGGTTAAAATTGCTGGCAATGTAACAGCCGAGCAAGAAGACTCACTAAAGTCATTATTGGCAAAATATCAGATTGTTGGTTTTAAAAAATCAGCATCTACTCCAGTTCAAGCATTGCCACTAGATTTTCCTCGTCTAACTAACGAAGAAGTTAATATCTGGGAAGTTAGTTTAGACTATCCAGTTGCTAGTCATGAATTAGCAAACTATCTAGGTAGTGGTTTAAAAATTAATGAACAGTATATCATTGTTCGTAGACCAGGCGAGCCATCAGAAGAATACCAAATGCCAGCAGCAACATACGAAGGCGCACTACTTGGAGATTCAACATATAAAGAATCACCAAATGTAGACAGCAACGATTTTTATGGCGACAAATACAATCTAAGTCTTGTAAAGACATTGAACGCTGATCTTAAAGCACAACAAAAGGCACGAGGTGAAGTTAGACCTTCAGGCGAAGCAACACAAACAACAAGTGATTTACCACAAAACAATACTAGCCCAGTGGCTAAGTCAACCAAATAAGGAATACATAAAATGCAAATGATCGACGTACTTAAACGTTTAGCCGAGCTAGACTCAACAAATCCAAACGTAGCAAAGCCAGCAATGACTCAAGAACAGAGTCTAGCCACAGTAACTAATATTGAAGGTGAGACAATCACTGAAAGTATTAATGAATGCGGCGGCCCAATGGGCATGATGGGCGGCATGCCTGCACCACGCACTCCTGCTAGCTTTAGCATTAATGCTTCTGCTGAATCAGGTGAAGAAGTTAGTTCAATGTTACGCGACATTATGAATCTAGCTGGCGTTAAACCTGTTGCTGATTTGCCAGCATTTGCAGAACCACATAAAGAAATTGAATTAGAACCAGCGCACTCTGCAGAGATGGAACCATCCGCAGGTGACGACATGGCTAAGGCAATCAGCATGATTGACAAGATGAATGGCCCTTCCGAAGAGCCAGGCGCAGAGTTAGGTGATGAGCCAAGTGCAGAACTTGGTGGCGAACTTGCCGGTGGCGATTCTGATAGTCCAGTTGCTGATATGGCTGATCAAGTCCGTGATATGACAGCAGAACTAACTGGCGAAGGACAAGCAGAAGAAGAACGCATGTATCCTAATAGCCCAGAAGAAGAAACTGAAAAACACGATTATGGCAACAAGCAAGTAGCTGGTTTAGGTCAAACACAATCTAACCCATTTACAGGTTTAGGCAATAACAACTTAAAAAATGAATCAGTTGAACAAGTTAGCCTACAACTACTTAAAGCATACGCAGAATTTAAGAAGCAATAAGCAACTCTGCACAGTTCAAATAGGCACTACGGTGCCTATTTTTATCATTAAATACACATATGAGTAAATCACTAGACGGCAACTTAATTAAGTCAGCCAATAAGAAACAACGATTCACTGAACAAGATCTCGAAGACATTGCTCAGTGTATGCACGACCCGCATTACTTTCTTAAGAATTTTTTCTACATTCAACATCCTACCAAAGGTAAGATACAGTATGATGCATTTGACTATCAAAAAGAATTATTAGATAGTTATAATGGCCATCGATTCAGTGTAAACATGCTAGGACGCCAAATGGGCAAAACAACCACAGCCGTGGGATATTTGCTGTGGTATGGAATGTTTGTTCCTGACTCAACTATTCTAATTGCCGCACACAAATACACAGGTGCTAAAGAGATTATGCAACGTCTACGATATGCATATGAAACTTGCCCTGATCATATTCGTTGCGGTGTAACAAGTTACAATAAAGAATCAATTGAATTTGACAACGGGTCACGTATTGTTGCACAGACAACAACTGAAACAACAGGTCGTGGTATGTCCTTATCACTCCTATACTGCGATGAGTTTGCGTTTGTTCCACCCAACGTGGCATCAGAGTTCTGGACTTCAATATCACCTACACTAGCAACTGGTGGTAAAGCGATTATTACATCAACACCAAACTCAGATGAAGATCAGTTTGCACAGATTTGGAATGAAGCTAATAAACGCTTTGACGAGTTTGGCAATGAACAAGAAGTAGGACGTAACGGATTTGCACCATACATGGCTATTTGGAGTCAACATCCAGATCGTGATGACAAGTGGATGCACGAAGAAATGTCACGAGTAGGCGAAGAACGTTTTCGCCGTGAACATAATTGCGAATTCTTAGTATTTGATGAAACACTTATTAACTCGATTAGCCTGGCCAATTTAGAAGCAGTGAACCCTATTATGAATATGGGGCAAGTTCGCTGGTATAAAAAGATCGACCCAACTGCTACATACATTGTTAGTTTAGATCCTAGTTTAGGAACAGGTGGCGACTACGCAGGACTTGAGGTATTAGAAATCCCCAGTTTCCATCAGGTTGCAGAGTGGCATCATAATACAACACCTATTCAAGCACAAGTCCGTATTATGCGAGATATTTGCAAGCATATTGAAGATGAATGCACCAGACAAAATACCACAGTTAGTCTATATTTTAGTGTAGAAAATAATACAGTAGGCGAAGCGGCACTGGTTGCTATTAATGAACTAGGCGAAGAAACTTACCCAGGAATGTTCCTAAGTGAACCGATCAAGAAAGGGCATGTGCGCCGCTACCGTAAGGGCTTTAATACTACACACAAGTCAAAACTATCAATTGCTGCCAAGTTAAAACAGTTAATTGAAACTAATACACTAAAGATCTACAGTAAACCCCTAATCAGTCAACTTAAAGCATACGTTGCCAAAGGGCTGAGTTTTGAGGCAAAAACCGGCGAACACGACGACTTAGTGGCGTCTTTATTGCTCAATATACGCATGGTTATGATGCTACAGGACTGGGATCCTAGTGTATATGAAAAGATGCACGAACACGTCTCAGAGGAGTTACTGCTCCCAATGCCCATATACATAGGTTAATATAAATACATAAATGAAGCCAATAGAAATTATCGCCAACGATTTATTCGACAAAGTCCGTAGTCGTTTCACCGACTTACAAATGGGAGACGAAGAAGGGTCCATTACCGCAGATCCTAACGAAGCTAGATTCTTCGACTTTGACTTTGCAATCGAAGGCAATACACTAGGGCGTGTCAGTATTAGTATTAACGAAACTGGCAACTTAAAGATTTATTATAGTCAGGGAATTACAGAAAACGCTGACTCAATTACACAATCATTGTGGTATGATTTCTTAAGAGAAATGCGCTTTTTTGCAAAACGCAGACTATTAAGATTTGACACTCGCGATATTACTAAAGGTAACTTGGATAAAACTGATTTCCAATACCTAGCACAGAACGGAAACAAGGACCCTAACATGAACGAATCAGCTATGACTGGAAGCAAAATGACTTCCCGTAGAAAAATAGAAAACTGTGAATTAATTATTCGTCACGCAGCGCCAGTTGACGAAACTGTTCCAGGTGCCCGTAGCCGTAAAATTAAAAACATTTTTATTCAAAATGCAGATGGCGAGCGTTTTAAATTTCCATTTACATATCTTCCAGGTGCTCGTGCAATGCAACGTCACGTGGCAAACGGCGGCTATCCACACGACGATGGCGGCAAACATATTGTTAGAACTTGCGAAGAAATCCTTAAACTATCAGATTTTGGACGTAAAGTCAAGCACTCAACTCTAAATGATAATGCACATCAAATTGCAGAACGTGCCGGACAAAAATTAAAATCATTGCGCCATCACATGGAGTGTATGAGCAAACAAGGGTATTATGAATCTTGGAAAGAAGCGTATGCTCCTCAAGAAGACGACCTAATAGAAATCGATGCAGCCACAATGGAAAGTTATAAAGATACTTTCACAGTTAATAAGTTTGACGAAGCCCTTGCAGATGTGTTTCCATTACTGCATTCTATTATGCAAGAAGCAGGCACAGTTGACTTAGAAGATTATGTTAGTGAAGCACAGCAAGATGAAGAAATTGCAGAAGTTGACGAATCCAATGAAGACGAGTTTGCTGCATTTGAGTCTTGGACTGAGTCAGTTATCGGTGAAGGTTTTTCAGACGAAGAACTACAAGCACTACAACAACTAGTTCAAGAACCTTTATTAGTTGGCGCAAGCGACGAAGCTGCCCAAGCACTTGCCGGAATTGGCATTAAAGATCCAACACTAATCAATGCACTTCGTGCTGTGGCAGCAATGCCAAATGGTGCTAATGCAGATGCAAGAGATACAATTAAGACATATCTTGGAGCAGACGCTGCTAAATTAAACTGGGGTGCTGAACCAGCTGCGGCAGCCGCTCCTGCACAACAACCACAGGAGCCAGCTATGGCAGAAGCAACACCAAATACAGGCATTGGCGGCAAACATGTTCCAGTTGCTAATAATCAAGATAAAGAAAATTTATTAAAAGGCAAAACAGATCGCCCAGCAAACTATGGCCTAGGCAAAAAGCCAATGGAGAGTTTTATGGGCCCAGAAGATTTTAATGATTGGCTAAAGGATGCTACTCACCGTGTTGCCCATGGTAAGGTTGCAGATTGGACAGAGCTATATGCTGAACTAACAAGCGACTTAGCAATGGACGATAACAAAGCAGAGCGCATTGCCAAACGCATTTATAGTCATGACGCACTAGCACAACATCGTGTTACTCCAACTGACGATTTAGATATTACTCCTGATGCTGATGTTGGAAACGATGACGAATTTGACGGCGGAATGAGCGATGATGATTTCGTTAATCAAGCTAAACAAAACGTTGGATACAGACCAGAAATGGACGAAGATGATATTGATCCAGAAACAGGTGACGATACTTTGATTGAACCAGAAGCACCAAAAAGTTCAGCAAAAGAAATCGCAGAAATTGTTATGGGATTTTATGACCGCGAAAAAGGTACATGGCCAAAAGGCGAGCATGGAGTAGTTACTCATGTTAAGCGTCAGTTTAGTGATGAAGAAGGCAATGGCGGCGATCAAGAAGCTGCAATGGCCGCAAAGTTAATTCAACATCTTAACCAATCACATCCATCGCAACAAGCTGAACAGTTTGCCGAAATGCGTAAGCTGGCTGGCTTACCAGTTACTGAAGCCGATGCTTGGAAAAAAGAAACACCTTGGAAAAAAGCGACTAAAAAAAATCCACGTGGTGTAGTTACTAACCTAAGTGATAGAGCTCGCAAAGAAACTGAGAAAGCTGATAAAGAAACAAAAAAGAAATAAGGTAATACCTACTTAAACAAAAAGGCAGATTATTTCTGCCTTTTTTGTTGACAGGATAAATAAACTAGCATATAATAATATATATGCAAACTTTCGTAAGTCAGTTGGCTTATAATAGAAAGAGGCAAAGTAGTAAACAAAGGCACATTATAAGGAGAAATAACATGGCATCTTTGGCAGAAATTAGAGCAAAACTTCAAGCATCATCACAACAAAACACCGGTGGCAGCAACGGCGGTGACAACGCAATATTCCCCCATTGGAACGCCGCAGAAGGCACAACGACTACAGTTCGTTTCCTACCTGACGCAGATCCAAACAACACTTTTTTCTGGATTGAACGAGCAATGATCAAATTGCCATTCGCTGGAGTTAAAGGTGAAACAAATAGTAAACCAGTAACAGTACAAGTACCTTGCATGGAAATGTGGGGCGAGACTTGTCCAATTCTTGCTGAGGTTCGCCCTTGGTTTAAAGATAAGTCATTGGAAGAAATGGGTCGTAAGTATTGGAAGAAGCGTAGTTATTTGTTCCAAGGTTTTGTTACAGACACAAAAATGTCTGAAGATAAGACACCAGAAAATCCAATCCGCCGTTTCATTATTGGCAGTCAGATTTTCAATCTAGTTAAAAACGCATTAATGGATGCAGAGATCGAAGAGTTGCCAACAGACTATGTCCGTGGCTTAGACTTTAAGATCACCAAAACATCCAAAGGTGGATATGCTGATTACTCAACATCAAGCTGGGCTCGTCGTGAACGTGCTTTAGGCGATGAAGAAAAAGCGGCTATCGAGCAATATGGTTTGTTTGATTTAAAATCATTCTTACCTAAAAAGCCAGGTGAAGTAGAACTCAAAGTTATGAAAGAAATGTTTGAAGCGTCAGTAGACGGTGAAGCATTTGACATGGAACGTTGGGGTCAATACTTTAAACCAGCTGGTATGGGTGGTAGTGGTGCGGCAACAGGTTCAGCTTCAACAGCGGCTCCTAAAGCGGCTCCTGCACCAGCAGTGGACGAAGACGCACCTTTTAACTCTGCGGCTCCAGCTGCCGCTGAAAAAGTTGCTGAGGCTGCTCCTGCGGCTACAACTGGTTCAGACGCATCGGCTCGTGCCCAAGACATCTTGGCAATGATCCGTAACCGTCAAAAAGCAGAATAAGGAGTAACAAATGAGTAAAGCATTTGATATCTCTAAGTTTCGCAAGTCAATCACTAAGTCTATTGAAGGCTTAGGTGTTGGCTTTAATGACCCAACTGATTGGATTTCAACTGGCAATTACGCACTCAACTATCTTATCTCAGGGGACTTCTTTAAGGGAGTTCCTTTGGGTAAGGTAACAGTGTTTGCTGGTGAATCTGGTGCAGGTAAGTCGTATATTTGTTCCGGTAACATTATTAAAAATGCACAAGAGCAAGGCATCTTTGTTGTGCTAGTTGATAGTGAAAACGCACTTGACGAACAATGGTTGAAAGATTTGGGTGTTGACACTGGTGAAGACAAACTTCTAAAGTTAAACATGGCTATGATTGATGACGTTGCTAAAACTATTTCAGAGTTTATGAAAGAGTATAAAACAATGGATCCAGTTGAGCGTCCAAAGGTTATGTTTGTTATTGACTCACTTGGTATGTTGCTTACTCCTACTGACGTAAATCAGTTTGAAGCAGGCGAGATGAAAGGTGATATGGGCCGTAAACCTAAAGCACTTACAAGTCTTGTTCGTAACTGTGTAAATATGATCGGTAGCTATAATGTTGGATTAGTTTGTACTAATCATACATACGCTTCACAAGACATGTTTGATCCAGATGACAAGATCAGTGGTGGGCAAGGTTTCGTTTATGCTTCTAGTATTGTTGTTGCTATGAAGAAACTTAAATTAAAACTTGACGAAGATGGTAATAAAGTTACAGACGTTTTGGGTATCCGAGCCGCTTGTAAGATTATGAAAACTCGTTATGCTAAACCATTTGAAACTGTGCAGATCCAAATTCCTTATTCAACAGGAATGTCTCCAACATCCGGATTGGTTGACATGTTCGAGAAGATGAATGTATTATCTAAAGTCGGCAATAAATTAGCTTACACAAGTAAAGAGACAGGTGAAATTATCGCTGAATTTCGTAAGAATTGGACTGAAGACAAGCTCCAAATGATTATGAAAGAATGGGATGCCAAGGCAGCTGAATCTTTAACCACAACTGAAATCATTGAGGAAAGTGAAGAAGCATAATGGATGAACAATTAATTATCACTGTGTGGGACATCTTTCGCGAATACATTCCTGAAAAGAATCGCGAAATGGCAGCAAATCAATATGTGGATTTTTTACTAGGAAATGACATTGATGCAGATACATTGCAGTCATATACTGGCTACGACCCACATCTCGACGAAGCTATCAAATCTGTTACAGACGAAGAGTCAGAAGATGACGAAGACGAATATAACGAAACTGGATACGACGAAGACGAGGATTATTGATGAGCTGGTACTCAAAAGTCAGTAAAGACATTAGTCATTTACCCGATTGTATTGAGTACTACTACGCTCAGTTAGACGAAGCACGGAAGGAGGTCCGAGTATATGGAAACCTAGAAAAGTCCTCCGCCCAACTACCTGGAATTGTAGAACAGCGTTTTAATCAATTGCAGGAAATTGAGGGTGTTTTAGAATACCTTAACATCGAGCTACGTAGAACACGCTCAAAAGCATTTAAGAAATATTTGGAAAACTATCAGCGAGCTTTAAGCAGTCGTGACTGTGAAAAGTATTGCGAAGGGGAACCAGATGTGGTAGATCTTGAAAAGATTGTCAATGAGTTTGCGTTATTACGCAATCAATGGCTAGGTATTATTAAAGGTCTTGATATTAAACAATGGCAGTTAAGCAACATTATCAAGTTGCGAACAGCCGGAATGGAAGATGTTCAAATCTAACAATGTATATCGAAAATCTAATTTGCGAAGCAACCAATACAGGGCTGTGGACTTCGACTCGCCGAACTTTTAATATTCCTTGGCAAGGCACTGATTTTACTTTTATTCAAAGCCTTGCGGAGCAGATAGCATTTCAAAGTCTCGCATTAACAGAAAAGCAAGCCAATCACGCATTAAAAATTCTAGATAAACATCGCGAATCGTTGCGCCAATGGGTGCCGTTAATTGACGATATTTTAGAAACACCCAAATGGAAAAACGTTTTTAGAGTATTACCTACTGTCAAAACTATTAAAATAGGAATACATAAACAGCCAGCACGATTCTTTAATGGCAAATGTATTCTTATAGAATTCCCATACGACCACAACCTAGTAGATGTATTTAGAAAACGGAATTCTGACATGCATGACTTGCATAAAGGTCAATGGGATTCAAATCTCAAACAGTGGATATTTGCATTAACAGAAACAAATATTGGGTATCTTGGGGATACGTTATTGTCAAAAGAATTTCATGCCGATGATGAATTTCTAACCCTGTATGCCGGAGTGTTAGAAGTTCGCGAAACTATCGAGCAACTTATGCCTATGGTAGTTAAAACGTCTGACGGATATTCAATAGTAAATGCCCATAGTAATGTTCCGTCGTTACCTGCCGGTCATTTGCTAGAAATAATGTTTACTGCAAGAAATTGTGGAGTTGGTACTTGGGATGACGCTGTTGAAAAAGACATGAATCAACTTATCAATCCAATCACAAAACAAATATTATCAAATAGAGAACTGTGGATTGATAGCAATGTTGTGAATATTAACTCATTTAAAGAATTGCTAGTATACGGCGGCCCAGCATTGGTTATTGTGCCAGGTGGGCACGAAGCAAAGCTGGTTAAACAATGGACCGAGCTTGCATTGAGTATTGGAATTAGAATTGACGAGATTAGTGCAATGTTCCGCTTGCCAAACGAGCGGGCAGATTTTAACATATATGTTCGTGATGCTGGACTAAACAATCCAATAACTGAAAATACCAAACTTGTGTTTGTTAGCACTAAGATTACCAAACCGTTAGTTAAATCTGAAATTAGATTTGATACAGTAATCAATTTAGGTTACTATAATTATATGCATTTTAGTATGAGCACAGTGGTTGATAATGCTGTCAATTTAGTGTATTATAGTATGAAGAAACCGACCCAACAGAATAAATGGCAACCGCAAAAATTATAATTAAAGATGAAGTCAATGTAAAAATTGAAGGACTTGACCTTGATACCCGCAAAGAGCTGGTAAAGAAGTTCAAGTATTTCCAGCAGAGTGCAAGGTATCAACCTGCGTATCGTCTTGGACGATGGGACGGTTGCGTTAGTTTCTTTGGCTTAGGTGGAACCACTTATGTTAGTCTACTTGATCGTATCCTACCTTTGTTAGAAGGATGGGGATATTATATCGAAGTAGAAGACGAACGCACTAGCGAACCGTTAGAGTTTGAAAAGATTGCAGAAGATTATTGGGGCGATCAATGTTGGCCGGTAGGACATAGATTTGCCGGGCAACCTATTAGACTGCGTGACGACCAAGTAGGAGTTGTCAATACCTTCCTAGAAAATCCACAAGCATTACAGTCAATTGCTACAGGTGCAGGCAAGACTATTATGACTGCTACACTGAGTAAGATATGTGAGAAGTATGGCCGCTCATTGGTCATTGTGCCAAACAAATCACTTGTAGAGCAAACAGAAGAAGACTATGTCAACGTTGGATTAGACGTGGGCGTTTATTATGGAGACCGTAAGGACCTAGGTAAGACGCATACTATTTGTACCTGGCAATCATTAAACATTTTAGATAAAAAATCTAAGAATGGTGAAGCCGATCTTATTACATTAGCAGAGTTTCTTGAAGGTGTTAGCACTATTATTATTGACGAAGTCCATCAAGCAAAAGCAGATGTTCTAAAGAATTTGCTTACACAGAACTTACGCAACGCACCAATTCGTTGGGGACTTACCGGTACTATTCCCAAGGATGAATTAGAATTTGAAAGTATTCGTTGCTCATTAGGTAACGTAGTTGGGCATGTTACTGCTCATGAGTTACAAGAAAAAGGTGTGCTGAGCACATGCCATGTAAATATCATTCAAACGCAAGAATGGAAAGAGTTTGGCAGCTACCCAGAAGAATTAAAGTATCTAGTTACTGATGATACTCGTATGGAATGGATGGCTAAGTTAATACAAGGTATTTCAGCTACAGGTAACACATTGGTATTAGTTGATCGTATCGAATCAGGAAAGTTTCTACAGAATGAATTACCCGACAGTGTATTCATATCAGGCGCAGTAAAAACAAAGGATAGAAAAGAAGAATATAATGAAATTGCCATTGCCGATAACAAAATTATTGTGGCTACTTACGGTGTGGCTGCTGTTGGGATTAACATTCCACGCATCTTCAATCTTGTTCTCGTGGAGCCTGGAAAATCTTTTGTACGTGTTATCCAGTCCATCGGACGTGGCATACGCAAAGCAGAAGATAAAGATTTTGTACAGATCTACGACATCACAGCCAATACAAAATACGCCAAACGACATTTAACAGAACGTAAGAAATACTATAAAGACGCCAAATACGACTTTACAATTAATAAAGTAAAAATATAAAAAGGAAATAACAGTGCAAATTTTAACCTTAGAAAATCAGACTTTCTATCTCAACAATCTACCCGAAGAAGTAGATGATGACTTGCGATACGCAGTTATGGATAACAGCGATAATCAAAATCCTGACTATTTCTATTTGCCGTTGATCTTTTTAGAATCCTTTACTGGCCCAGCTGTAGTATTAAAAATAGGCCCACACGAAGTAACTATGCCACTAGATTGGTGCACGATTGTTGGAGACCCTCAAGGTCCAGATATGGAAGTGCTACCGCTTACAAGTTTAAATGATCGCGGATTTAGAACATTTACATTTAACCCACTAGGCTCATTCCGTCCAGAGTTTTTCGACATCGATATTATCAATGTTTACCAAGATGTTAAATGGTATTTTCCAAAAATGAAACCTGGACAACTATTATGCACTCCGCTTCACGATGGCCCTAATCCAGTATGTGCTTACTTTGTCAAAGAAGTTAGTCGCCAAAGCGAGATAGTAAACTATACAAAGTGTTGGTAGAATGGGCTCACTTAAACCAGGCGCAACCTACATATACGAACGAGTAGATGATGTAGTGTATGCTAGAGAAGCCGGAGCACTACCAGAAACCCGAGTAGCAGTAGGTTGGGATTACGATCCTGCAAACAATCCGGGGTTAGCCAAAATGCGTCACGAATTTCTTTGGAACCAAATTTTTGAAGAAGCCACACATAATCCTGCCTTGCAAAAAGCACTGGATCAGTGTATAATAATATATAATCTGAGTAAAGACCATGGCACTTGATATTAAACGAGAATTGGCAGCAGTTGATCTAAGGAATTATGATTTCTACGATAAGCTCACGCCTGAAGAAAAGAAAGAGTTCAGTCCATATATCCTAATGCGATATGTTAGTAATACTGACGGTGATCGTGATTTACAAGAATGGTTTTTAGAAAGAACCAATGAACTTGTTAATAAAAATCATTGGGTGTTAAGTAAAAATCACAAAGGGCTACTTTGGAAATTATTTGCAAGTTGCGGCCCAGGTATGAAAACATACCACCCATATCTTAAAGCAGGCACAAAAGAAAAAGCAGTTAAGATTGAAAAGTTATTAGCAGAATTACATCCAGCAATGAAAATGAATGAAATTAAAATTCTAGCCAAGATGATGTCCAAAGAGGACAAACAAGATCTGTTTGATAAAATGGGCTTTGATAAAAAGCAACGGAAGGAATACGAATGACAACTTTTGATCACACCAATATTAAAAATATTAATATTAACATGAATAAGGCAGGTTGGAATCCCGAAACACACGACATGGTGCTAACATATGACCCAACCAAAACATCAAAGTTTACTATCAAATTAATAAAGGTTCCAGAAGAAGCGCCAATCCTGGACATAACATTAGCCAAAGAAGTATTAAAAAAGTTTAGACCCTAATGGAATTAGCAGAGCAACCGTTTAATTGTGTTCATTGTAATAAGAGTTTTATGAAAGAAAAAACTCTTGTTGCTCACATGTGCGAGCAAAAAAGACGGGCTATGCAGAAAGACGAGAAACGTGTTCAAGCAGGATACATGGCATATAATCGATTCTTTCAACTTACTCAGAATGCTAAGAAATTAAAATCATACGAAGACTTTTGTAAGACTGCATACTATAATGCGTTTGTAAAGTTTGGATCATTTGTTAATAATGTTAATCCATTATACCCAGATAAATTTATTGATTTTGTTATTAAGAGCGGAGTTAAGTTAGACCACTGGTGCCGCGATGCCCTCTATGAACAGTATCTATACGAGATGCTCAAAGTGGAACCAGTTGAGGCTGCTGTTCAGCGTAGCATTGCAACTATGATGGAATGGGCCGATGATAACGACTCAAATTTTACTCATTATTTTTTATATGTGAATCTAAATCGTGCTGTGCATCATATTAAAGATGGCAGGATTAGTTGTTGGTTAATGCTTAACTGTACCAGTGGCAAAGACATGTTGAGTAAGTTTACTGACGAACAATTGGAATTAATTGCTCCAGCATTTGATTTACCGTATTGGATAAAGAAGTTTAAAGAGAATCCAGCGGATGTAACTTTAGTCAAAGAGATTTGTAAGGAGACCGGAATTGCCTGATATTGACATAGACTTTCCAGACAGAACAAAGGTGCTTGATATTATCAAGCATGTTCCTGCAATTATAGATCCAACTAAGAAACATAATACCGGTGTGTATTGTCATGAGATTCCAACTAATCCATTAACAGGATTTGCAAGTATTCCCTATGAAGAATCAGAAGAGCGTGGCTATTTTAAGATAGACTTTCTTAATGTTAGTGCCTACGAAGGTGTGCGAAATGAAGAGCATATTAAAGAATTGTTGGCAGTAGAACCGCTTTGGGAGTTAATGTATGAGAAGGATGTGTGTGATCAGTTGTTCCATATTAATGGTTACCACACCTTACTAGCCGACTTAAAGCCAACGAGTATTTCAGAACTTGCCATGGTCCTTGCCCTGATTCGTCCGGGTAAAAAACATCTCTTGCCAATATGCAAGGAAAAAGGATTCGAGGCTATCAAGGATGAGATTTGGACTCGTAATGAAGAGGCTTACTTTTTTAAACATAGTCATGCGATTGGTTACGCTCATTTAATTGTAATGCAATTGAATTTGATTTGTGAAAAACTTAGCTACGGATTTTCTTAGGATTCTTGACTAACTGTATTGATCTGCGTTTGATACGCTTTTCAGCAATATCACTTAGATTCACAGTAGGACCAAACACCACAGTAACATCCTTACTATTGAATGTTTTAATTACTGGGCGAAACGCCATCATATCAGCTTTTAGGAATATGTTAATAGGAATTTTGCGATTTGATTCCCACCACCAAATTTCGCCCAATTCAAGGAACTTTTGCTTGTCTATGTCTGTCTTTAATATACCGAAGTCATAGATGCTTGTAACCTGTAGATCGTAGTTAATAACGATGCCGATATACTCGTTTTCGCAACATTTGATGCAGGTAATGAAGGGAAAATTTTCCTGGAAGCTATCGTTTTTAATAAGGGTCATGTATGAATAAATATGTATTATGAATAAGTTACCAGTCTATTTATACTCCAATAAACTTGATGTAATATTGGATCTGGATCAAAACAGAGGAATCCACACGATTATGTACCAACGCAAACTAAAAATACAAAAAGGGTTTAAAGACTCGATTCAAATTCAGTTTAAAAACTCTGATCAGAAGCCAGTGTCAATTAGCACAAGCACCAACTACTGGTTTGATATGATCGATTCTAGTGGACGTCAACTTGTTCTTACCAAGCAACTAACTGTGTTAGATGACAGCGTTACAACCTCAACTCGAGGTACTTGCCTTGCTTCATTTGATCCTGTTGATACTATCAATCTAACTGCGGCCAGCTATAAATTTCTAATTAAACAAGACAACGGTGATGGTACCTTTACTCCTGCTTACTCCAATACATACTACGGTATCACTGGAGAAGTTGAAGTAGTTGAAGACGGATTTGCCATTGGGTTTCCTGTTCAAACAGTTAGTTCTAAACAGCTCGAGCAAGGGCAAGAGTATAACCGTGACCCAGAACATATGGGTTACTTCTTTTACTCTGGATGGTATCGCCCATGGCCAAATGCTATGACTGTAGTTACTCCACAAAGTTGCACTATTGCCTTAAACAATTTTAAAGGCACAATTACCGTTCAAGGTAGTTTGGATAATAATCCAAGTCCTGCTGGTTCAGCAAATGCTCAATCATTTGTAATAGCCAGTGCCGCATCTGTTACTCCTACTACTGGTAATATCCAATTAAGTTGGAATACTAATTTAACTGCTGTCCGTTTTGTTATCCAACCAGATGCTGACGGATTTGGCAGTAACTATTACCCAACCGGCTTTCCAGTAGGTTCTAATCTGAACAAATTTCCATCCGGTTTCATTGATCAAATCCAATATTTCAGTTAAAATAGTAGTATGAACTTGATTCAGGCTAGAGTGCAAGCAGCCTTACCACCTCGTAGAAAAATGACCCCATCTGGATGGGAATCGTTTAATGCTGTCTGTTGTGTCCATAATGGAGACAAGCGAGATACTCGTAAGCGTGGCGGTGCCCGCTTTGATAAAGATGGATTCTCTTATCATTGCTTCAACTGTTCTTTCAAAGCTGGATGGACTCCTGGAAAGTTGTTGAGTAAGAATACACGCAATTTATTTTCGTGGTTAGGCATACCTGATACAGAAATCCAACAACTGGCCCTAGAAGCAGTAAAAAGTAAAGACGATCAACCAAAGCCCACTAAGGAATTGTTGTTTGATTTAGAAACTCGTGCCCTACCAGAAGAGTGTAAATCATTTAATGAGTGGATTCAAGAAGGTTGCGAGGAAGAAGATTTCCTTAATGTTATTGCTTATATCTTAGATCGCGGTATGGAACTTGATTGGTATGAGTGGATGTGGAGTTCAGCTAACGGGTATAGAGATCGTGTGATCATTCCGTTCTACGACAAAGAAAGAGTAGTTGGCTGGACAGGTCGAAAGATTAAAGATGGTGCTCCTAAGTATCTAACCACTGCACAACCTGGCTATGTGTTTAACGTAGATCGACAAGATTATGATCGTAAGTATGTTATAGTAGTAGAAGGACAGTTTGATGCCGTTGCTATAGATGGTGTTGCTATTATGCATAATGATCCAAATGAAACACAGATTGCACGTATTAAGGCACTAGGTAAAGAAGTCATAATTGTCCCGGACAATGACCGACCTGGGGCTAAATTAATATCCACAGCGATCAATCACAACTGGTCTGTGAGCAGGCCAGACTGGGGCGATGATGTCAAAGACGTTGCGGATGCTGTAAAGAAATACGGAAGACTATATACATTGCTTACGATCTTAAAATATCGCGAGCACGGACAAATTAAATTAACAATGATCAGGAAAAAGATAGAACATGGCACAACAACAGAATAAAGAAGCAGCACCAGATTATAGCTATGAGGTACAGAAGCTATATATTGAAATGTTTATGAGTGATGCTGAAACATTTGTGCGTTGTCAAAATATTTTTGAACCGTTAAATTTTGATCGCAAATTACAAGATGTTGCTAAGTTTATTACAGAGTATGTAAATGAATATAAGGTAATGCCAGAGCCACAAATTGTTAATGCATCGTGTGCAATGGATTTACAGCCAGCAATATTGCCCAAAGAAAACTATGAATGGTTGATGAATGAGTTTGAAAATTTTAGTCGTCATAAAGGACTAGAGCGAGCTATTCTAGCATCAGCTGATTTGCTTGAGGCAGGTGACTACAATCCTGTAGAGAAACTGATTAAAGATGCTATTCAGATATCTCTAAACAAAGACATGGGCACAGATTATTTTGAAGATCCCCGTGCTCGACTAGAGGCATTAAAGAATAGTAACGGACAGATTTCAACAGGCTGGCCTAGTGTTGATAAGAAACTATACGGCGGATTTAACCGCGGTGAGCTTAACATTTGGTGTGCGGCATCAGGCGGCGGAAAGTCATTGTTCCTTGCTAACCTAGGATGTAACTGGGCACTAAACGGACTTAATGTTCTATATCTAACATTTGAGTTGAGCGAAGCACTTGTAGCTATGCGTATGGATAGTATGCTTACTAATGTTCCAACACGTGAAATCTTCCGCAACTTAGATGATGTCGAACTTAAAGTTAAGATGATGGGTAAGTCAGCAGGAAGTGTGCAGATTAAGTATATGCCTTCAGGAAAAACTGCAAACGATATTCGTGCATACTTAAAAGAATATCAAGTTAAGAAAGGCTTTAAACCAGACATTCTGTTAATTGACTATCTCGATTTAATGATGCCGATGAGTGTTAAAGTTAGCCCAAGTGATCTGTTTGTTAAAGACAAATATGTATCAGAAGAATTGCGTAACCTAGCAATGGAAACCCAATGCGTAGTATGCACCGCGTCACAGTTGAACCGTGCGGCTGTTGAAGAGATTGAATTTGATCACAGCCACATCTCAGGTGGACTATCAAAGATTCAGACAGCAGATAACGTGATCGGTATCTTTACAAGTCGTGCAATGAAAGAACGTGGGCGTTATCAAATTCAGTTTATGAAGACACGTTCAAGTTCAGGTGTTGGACAGAAAGTTGATTTAGAGTTTGACTTAGAGAGCCTACGCATTCGTGATCTGGGTGAAGAGGATGAAGGGTATACTGCTAAACCTAAGTCAAGTATATATGAAGGATTAAAGAAAACAAGTACCGTTGTTGATCAAGGAACTGGCGAAGTTCGTGATCCTACTGAAGGTATTAATGTTGGAAAAATTAAAGGTGTAACTCAGAGCTCTAAGATTAGAGAAATGCTTGCTAATCTAAATTCTGAAAAAGATTAAAATAGCGATGCTATCTTTTGATTGACGCTGTCATTGATAGCTCGCTGCCACTGCTCATCACCGCTACCAGTTAAACACAGTTCCATATTAGCATCAGCAACTAACCACTGATGTTTCTCAGTCCAGGGTTCTTCCCCACTCATTTCACCCTCTAACTGGCCTGCTGCCCAAACTGCTAGTCCTACTCCTGCTCGATAAATCTCTGGGCCAATGCCCTGACTTATAGCAGCCAATACACTCATATCACCAGTAATACCTATTTCGTCGGTGATCTTTAAGGTGCTTTGTGAGAACCAATCTAATGTGTGAACAACGTGGACCCTAGTAGGTTCTACCGGTCCGCCAATATAAATTGGGTCATATCCATCATATTCAATCCCGGCAGCATTCATAATATTTTGCATGCTGACCGTTTTTGCTGGCTTGTTAAGAACTACTCCCCACGCACCATTAAGCCCGTGTTGAGCAACTAACACAACGCTGTGACCGAAGTGACCCGAAGTATTACGGGGTTGAGATACCAGTATTTTGCCGTCAAAGAAATCATTGTTGTCCATCCAAATATTTAACAATAAATACAATACAATGAATAGTTTTGAAATGCCTGCTCAAAATCACAAAGAACTTAATCCTGTATTATGGGATGGAGATTCCCTCAAGCCCGCTGTAGAGCATGCCCTGTTAAAAATTGCCAAAGCATACTGGCAGTTTCTAAGTATAGATACTCCTGTTACTGATATCGTAATTTCAGGAAGCCAAGCAAATTTTAACTACGGCAAACATTCAGATATTGATCTGCATCTTATTGTAAGTTACGCAAATGTGCAATGCGATATGGCCGTAGATGAACTGTTTAATACAAAACGTAAATTATGGAAAGAACAGCACAACATAGATATTCACGGAATTCCTGTAGAAGTCTACGTTGAAGATACTGCTAAACCTGCGGTAACTGCTAGTTATAGTTTGTTAAAAAATACGTGGGTAAGCCCACCTAAACATATTGACACAGAAGCAAGCCCTGATAGAATCCAACGCTTATGTAAAGCATGGATGAAATTAATTACCAATTCAATCAAAACAAAAGATCTAGAACAGATCGATCAAGCCAAAGAACTACTTTGGACATACCGCAAAGTTGGACTAGCTCGTGAGGGCGAAATGGGTGTTCCAAACTTAGTATTCAAAACCCTAAGAAATTCTGGTGTTACAGAGCTGCTATTAATGGCAGTTAGGGAAATAAACGACCGCAAACTAAGCCTCGAAAACATATCGTAGGTGCGAGTATTATCTTAAAAATCCGGTATTAAAACTCGTAGAAAGAGGTCGATTCAGTATCAAAAAGACAGCAAAACGACCTCTATTTGTTTGAATTTAGACTGTTTAGAACCGACCCACTGCAACTTC